TCCCGCGCCACCGGCCAAGCGAAGAGGTTACCCGAGATGCGCTTCTGCCGCCGGATCTCGAAGTAGTGAACGCGCTTGTACACGCGGACCGCCCGCCTCGTCATGTTCGTATCGAGGCCGCGGAGGCCGTAGCCACGCGGACGCAGCTTCTTGTCGGTGGCCTTCTTTTTCTCTTGCGACTTCTTTTCGCTCATTATCTTACCCTCTCAGTGTGCATTGGTTGACCCGATTCATTCCAGATTACGAGCCAGTATCCTGGAAGGGTTCCAGAGGAATCGATGTAACAGACTCGAACGATCGAACCATCTCGACCGCGAAAGACGAAGGCGCCGATCATCGACTTCCATTCTCGATCAGGTTAAGACAAGCAAAGAAGAGCTCGTCGTGCCTCAAACTCTTGGAGTGACAAACCTCATGAATGGCTATGGAGGTGCCGTAAGTGAAGTCTTGCTCCAAAATTACCGGTCTCCAGTAGAGAATTTTGCCCTTCCAGTATTGACCCGCTGCTAGACAGATAGTACCGTCGGGAGAGGTGGTATAGAAGGACTCGGAGGTAATTCTCGCTTCTACTTTTTCCCTTAGTAGCCCTGCTACCCTCTGTGTCTCAGCTAGGACCCATTGTTCCTTAGGGTCCTCTGGGCTTGTTGGACTAGATCCACAGGTGGAGAGGAGAGACATAAGAGCCAGTCCCACTACTTTCTTTGACTGAGGGAACATGTCTATATCCCCTCTTGCTTTTCGAGCAGCGCCTGCGTGTATCCGGCAAGAACGGCCGAGTGATATACGACTTCCTGTTGCGATGCCTTGAGTCTGCGCTCTTGGAGGACGATAGCTGTGCGCAGATTGTCGAGGCTCATCTGATGCCTTGCCTCGACGTAAGCCTTGATTTCGACTGTGCTGGATTTCACCTCTCCTCCTAACTCTTCTCGTCTGAAGCTTCCGAGACAGCCTTCGCTTTCGCGAGGCGCTTCTCAGCCTGCTCGCGCGTGCATCCCATGAGGCGCATGATACCCTCTACGGCATCCTCGACCTTCGCCGTTCCCGCCTTGCGACGGGGGGATGACGATGTCGTAGCCGCCGGCTTTGGCTTGTACTGCATGTCACGAAGCTTCAAGGCCTCGCGTTGCTGTCCATCGAGGTGAATACGCTTGGCTTCGAGGGTAATCTTCGCCGCCTGTTTCGCTATCCTGATACGTGTGGAAAAGCGAGAGAGCAGGTTGACGTGATCCACGAGCTCTTCAGGCGTCATTTCCTTCACAGCCGGCAAGTGATAGCCGAGCTCTTCGCCATCGTTGACCATCCGATTGAAGATGCTCATGTACTCTTCAGTCGAGAGGTCAGGTTCGGCGCCACTCAATCTGACTTCAGTTTCGTCCACTTCATCTCCTTTTCCTAGGCAGACAGGACACGTGACATACGTGCTCTCGAACAACGTAGAACGAAGCATCTCGAATCGTCCGCAGTATGACCGGATAACAATCTCTGAGATATCATAGAAAAAGTGCGAGGGTTCTCCGGGAAGAGAGTTCCTGTAGAACCCTGTGAGCATGATGTTTGTGGGTTAGCCCTTGGTCGGCGTCGTCGAAACGAACGCGGTGAGCTTGAGAGCGGGAAGCGTGATCTTTGTCTTGCTCCCATCTTTGTTCTTGAACGTGTGGACTCCGCCATGCTGAATTATTGAGCTGTCCGTTCATGATATCTCCTTGTTAGTGGGATTGTGAAACGTGCCAGAAAGCTTGAGGGGAGTGTCCTTCTCTGTAGGCGGTTCATACCGCTTGCACTTGCAGCCCTTGACGTAGCAGCGGTACACATGGACCATCGCGCCATGACCACAGGTGGTGCAGAGTCCTGAGGTAGAGGGAACGAAGGGAGCACGCATTCTCAGCAACCCACCGCATCGAGCCAAGCGTCGATCTGACCGGCGCCGCGGGCGGTTAGGTCCTTCTTCTGCATCTTGATCCGCATCTCGCGGACTCGCTCCCGAGCGACTCGGAGGGCTACGACGATCCATCTTTCCTTGTGGCAGCTGAGAATCGTCGGTTCGATCGTCCGAGCCGTCTCGCTGTACCCCTCCAGCCACTTGCGGTCAGCATACGTCTTGGGCCGGGGGACAGCATAGGTTTCGAGCTTCTCTGCGAAGACTGCTCTGTGAAAGTTATATTCACACTTGCAGTCTTGCTTCTCACACCAACTACAGAACGACTGAGAATCACGCATCTCACTCTCCCTTTATGTCCTGGAAACAGTCTGCTCGGCAGTCCCTGCAGACCCTGAAAGTTCCGTAGGGTGTTTTGACCGTAGTGAGGTTTGTGTCGAAGAAGTTGACGCCATAGCGATGACCCGGATTGCCATTAGGCGTCATGGCTCGTTCTGCGATGTGAGCAGTGTGCTCACATTGACAACTAGTTAGAGTCACGTCACTCTCCCTTCATCATAGACAAGAGAAGCGCCTCGCCATCCTGTTCAGACTCTGAACTGGTCGGCGCCGCCGCTGCGAGCTTTTCCATCACGCGTTCTACTAGTGTTTCGGCGTATGCTCTACGTACCTTATCTGCTTTTCTCTCCGCACAATCAGGATGACCGCACGTAATCGGAACGCCGTCGATAAGGCCGAGTTTATGCCCGTTTGAAACAGAATGAAGCCGGTCGAGCGATAGCCCGAATACCGTCTCGCAATCGTAGCACCGCGCTAGATTCGTCACAATCGCCATGTCGAAGTTAGCGCGTGACGTGCAGTCGATACAATGCCAAATAGGCTTATTGTTCGCTGTCAGGAATTTCTTGTAACGATGCAACCTGCTATCGTGATCGCATCGACTTCTCTTTAGCTTACTCATTGTCTTTCTAGTGTACCAGATTGGGACTCGATCTAGCTTACCACCGTATGCTCGTGGAAGTATACGCTGGGCTTTTCACCCTCTTCCTTGAAGTAACGTAGATCGTCCTTGCATACTGTGACCCGGCATCCGTCTGAGAGGATTCGGATATCTTCTCCCCTCCTCAAGCAGCCTTGCCTATCGCAGTATTCCATCTTTACCCTCTTTCGGTTTTACTGAGCGGCGCAAATCTTGCGGGGGCGGAACCCCCCGCTACTTGGAAGATAGGCCTCCGCGCGGTATCTGTCAACCCACGATTGAAAAAAGATTAGAGGATTTGGAAATAAATCGTCTGGGGGGATGGTATAGTCTGTAAATACTAATTCTCTATAAGAGCTTAAAGAGAAAAGGATCACATAAAGTGCGCACCCCTCGCCCAATTCTTGTAAGTATCCCCGGGTCAGTTACTTAGCTGCCGGTTTTAGGATAGACAACGGTATATATATATATACCCCTCCCCCCGGCTCGGGCTCCCCGGGGCGAGGTAGCTGGGGACGGCCTGCCCTCCCCGACGTCCTCGCCTCCCTCTCCTCCTCTCCTCTCCTCTATCTATATCTATATACTAAAATATATATATAAAAGGAAGGGTAGAAAGAGAAAGTGGGATGTCTGGAGAAAGAGAAGAGGTCGAGGCTGGTAGACATTTGATAACCGCCGGCCCGAACGCCCGGCTAGATAGCGCGCGGGCTAGGGGGGGTATATATATATACCCAGATGTCGGCACGGGTTTACCCTGTTCAGGATATGAACAAGATAGCTCGTTGGATTATCGGGAGGGAACGAGGCCGTCGCGCTCGTTGGAGAGTAGGTGGGGAAGGGTAAAGACACGAACGGCTCGGGAGGTTCTACTCTCGGGCCGTTCGGGGAGGATCTAGCGTCGGCCGATTTCCGCCCAGGCGTTCGACTCGAAATTCTCTTCGAGCCATTCGATCACCTTGACCATCTGTTCGTCGGCGGGTTCGTGAGACTCGGCAACGTAGTCGCGGTAGATCTTTTTGATCTCTGAGAAGCGCTTTCCCACCGCGAGGGCAAAGCCGACTGAGTTGTACCATCCGAGATACCACTTCACAGGATCGGCGGGAGCGCCGAAGTGAGCCCGCATCATATCGTCGATGGTCTGAAGCTTTGTCGGTTCAGATTCACCGATGCGGGTGAGATTGAAACAATTGGGCATCTTCATCCTCCATTATACGGTAGATTGTCATACGACTCTGGCGGGTTCGATACGGCCTACGAGGGGCGTGAACCCCCCGCAGGCCGTGGTCGAGCCTACTCGGTTTCGTCGGGCTCCTCGCGCATGAGCTTGGCAGCGGCCAAAGCCTTGTCGAGGGACTTGAACTGACCCGACTTGACCAGCATCTCGGCGATCTTCTTGACCGCCTTGTCCGGGTCCTCGAACTTCGCCTCATACTGAGCCCGAACCTTCGCGCGGCAGTTCAGGCCGTAGGCGTAGCCGAGCAAAACGGACAGCGGATTCTCGGCGGGAACTTCCGTCTCCTTGCCGTCCACTTCGACCTTGACGGTGCCCTTGGCCGCTTCGGCCAGATCGAACAACTCCGAGGCCGCTTCACGGCTGTCCACGTCGAAAACGACCGACTTGAACGGTTCCTCGTGCTTGTCGCCTTTGTTCGGAAGATCGTTGATCTTCACCTTGGCATCCTCGAGACGTGCGAGGCCTGCGGCGACTGCGAGCAGAATCCACGGCTTATGCAATTCGGCCATCTTGTCCTCTTTCCTGTGCCAGTCCCGTGCGGACGTGGGGTTTCACCACCGATCCGGTCCGGGTCTGGCAAGCTTTCAAAGAACCCGAGCTATCCGAGCCCGGTCACTGGCGGCATTGCCAGCTACCCACAAGCTAGGCCGTGGCGAGGGGTTTGTCGTGCGGATTTTGCGCGTCGAAAAATAAACTTGGCGAAAATTCTGCGCCGGCCCCGTCCCTTCAATGCGCCGTATCGGGCGATCCAATCCGCCGGTACGGGGTGCCTGACCGGGCGGGTCCCATCCGTGCCGGCCGGGGGGGATCCTCAACCTCCCGTGTTTTCACAGAAAAGAGTCTAGCTTAAAAGGGTCCCATATTTACTAGTCTTTATTTAAGCATGCTTATAGACATTAGGGTATAGGACATAACCTGTTCATAGAGTGAACAGGATCAGGCTGAACAGGGTTTACGAACAGCAATTAGGCCTTGACTTTTTCCCGAGGAGTTCGTATCATCTGAGGGGGACCGTGGTCTATTACGTTTCAGAATCTAACTCTTGGGGAGGAGGTAGACTTTGATACGGGTTGGTCACCAGCTGGATTGCCTCGGAGGAAACACCGAGGTTAGATCGCGGAGACCTTCCATATAGATCGCGGTCCCTTTTTGTTAAGTCTTTTGGGGGAGTTATAGATGATACGAAGATCATTCCTAATGAGTTTAGTCACTCTCCTCACGTTCCCATTCAAGCCTCGTATCGTCGTAAAGAATTGGAAAGGAGCGAAGATGCTCCGGGTCCCCATGACTGTTGACTTTTATGATTACGAAGCACAGATAGTTAATCAGAGTATCCCTACACTCTTCGAGAAGTCTAGATAGATATGGAAATCACGCCAGAGCGAGCGTCAGAACTTCTTAATGATCCGAGGAATCTCGCAGTCTCTTCTCCTACCTTCATCAAGAAGTCGAACGGTAGGACCCATGGAGCGAAGGATATCCCTCAGTCGATTCGGACGATCATTGGTGTAGCTGCACATCATGATACGATTGTCTCTGTTGCCGATGCATTCAACGTCAGTAAGAGCACAGTCATGCAGTCGAAGAAGGGAAACGTAGGAGTCAATCGTCACGATGAAGAGATGAAGGATACGATTGATGAGATAGTTGGCAAGCAGAGGAAGGATCTGAGAGAGGTAGCTCTAGAACGCGTAGCCGGTATGTTCGCCTCTGTCATCAACGATCAGAATCTAGGTACTCTACCTATACGTGCAGCGGTTGGAGCAGCGAAAGACCTCGCAACCATCGTCGATAAGCTAACGCCGAAGCAGGCTGGAACTAACGTTGCTGTCTTTGTTCATCCTCCTAGAGTTAGATCGGAGGCGGAGTACGGCGAGGTTATCGTCGTAGCAGCTCGCCCCGATCAGAAACAATTGACATGAGTTCTCCTTCGGTAGAGATCCTCCCGCCAGATCAACCCAGGGTAGACATTAAGCTCTTTCCGAAGCAAGAGACCTTCGCAGCTATTCCCGTAACAATTAAAGAAGGATTCTTTGGCGGGGCAGCAGGTCCTGGCAAATCCTTCATGCTTCTTATGGACCCGATCCTTAGGAAGTATCATCTACATCCTCGATTCCACGGTATCCTCTTCCGTGAGTCTTTTCCTCAGTTAGAAGAGAGTCTCATACATGAGAGCCAAACGTGGTATAAGCTCTTCGGCGGAGTCTATAATGGGACGGAACACTTCTGGACGTTTCCCTCTGGAGCGAAGATTCGCTTCTCTTATCTCGCAAAAGACGATCAAGCATATGACCACGACACGGCGCAGTATAACTACGTGGCCTTCGACGAACTCACGGCGTTCACTCGCTTCCGTTGGATGTATCTTGTACACTCTCGCTGTCGTACAACTGTTGAGGGTTTACCAGCGTATGCCAGAGCTGCTTCGAATCCCCTCGGCATCGGCCACGCATGGGTCAAGGAAAGGTTTATTGATCCGTGTAAAGAAGGTGGTCGGATCATAGCAGAGCTGATGCCTGATGGTACGCTAGTAAAGCGAATCTTTATCAAAGCTCGCGTAACTGATAATCCCCTTATCATGGAGCGCGATCCTACCTACATCAACTCCCTCAATCTCCTCCCCGAAGCAGAGAAACGTTCTAAGCTCTATGGAGATTGGGACGCCATTGCTGGCGCTGTCTTCCGTGAGTTCCGTTCGATCCACAACTTTGATGAACCGTCAAACGCAGTCCACGTCTGTGATCCCTTTACAATTCCCGATTACTGGCCTGTTTTCCTAGTCATTGACTGGGGATATGATGCCATGATGTGGGCGGGGTTCTTTGCTATCTCTCCTGACGAGAGGATCTATCTAGTTAGAGAGCATGCCTGCCGACAGACGAAGATTAGCGTTTGGGGAGCCGATCTAGCTCGTATGGCATTAGACTATGCAGGACTTCGTTCTCCTGCTACGCTAGATAAATCAGCTTGGGGAAACAGGGGAGAGGAAAAGACACTCGACGTACAAATAGCTGAAGCGCTTGGCATGGAGGTTGAGAAGTCGGACTCCGATCGTATCGGTGGTAAGATGCTCTTGCATGATTATTTCCGATGGACAGCTCATCCTCCTCGTTATTTACCTCCTAGCGGTTATGATCCTGAGATAGAAGCGAAGCTTTACCGCATCAAGGGTGAAGCTGTCGCACGCGATTATCACAAGCTCTTTGATCCGGAGCCGCCAGAGATCAATCTTCCCCGTTATCAAATCTTTAGTACATGTAAACTAGCAATAGATGCTATAGTTGCATGTGTCTCTGATCCAAAAAATCCCGAGGACGTGATGGAATGGCCTGGGGATGATCCCTATGACGGTCAGCGATATGGTATCAAGCGGGCGCACCGCTACTTTGAGGAGTCAAAGCAGGCTGGCTCTCTCGTCGGTAGGAAGGAAAAGATCCTCGCTCGTCTAGAAAAGACGGGGGATATGACTACCTTCTATCTACAGATGGAAAAACTAGAAAATGATGAAAATTCTTCGGATGTTGTTTCGAGACGACCGGGCCGTACCATCTCAGGACGTCACCCTCGCTACCGCGGCCACTGAGCGTCTGATTACTCAGTTGCAGGAGGACTTGATTCATGAGCGGAGCGTCGTTGCTTCTCTGCAAGAACAGATTCGTCTCTATCAAGCTTTCGATGTGAGTGCTCAGTCCGGAGGAGAGGAAGTTGATCTATCTACGTTCAAGCCTATACAGAGAAGAAGTCATCCCCTCAGCATGATGAAGACGCGAGCAACCCAGATTTTACGTGAACAACATAAGAAGGCAGAATGATACAGTTCTTCTCTAGATTTATCAAGGAGCTTTCTATACAAGTTCCATGTGCTATGGCTCGTTTACTCATAGTTGTTTTCACGTTAAGCGCAGGATATCTATATGTCTCCCTCAAGGAGGAAATATCTGAGATCAAGTCGAAGCAGGTAAGAATATCTACCGAACAAGTTAGTGTTTTAGCTGCTCTACAAGAACTTACACTTGAAGTAAGAGGATATCGGCAAGATATCATTGAGCAGAATAAAGAATTAAGAAAGGGAAAGTAATGCGTTACTATCTCCTTATTCTCATTTGTGCTGTCGTTATTGGATGTGGCATATCAATTCCTCCAATCAATCCTCCTGCCAATCCTCCTACTCCTCCAACAGACTGTAGCAAGCTGCTTAGCGATGTGAATACAGAGTGTGCATCTGGTGAGCCTTGGACGGAAGCTTGTAAGGGGGCTCAGGGTGAGTATCTAATCAGTGATTGTGCTATCACGATTCCCGATCCAAAGTGTGAGACTCAGACATATGCATGCTGGCAACAGCGACCGGGAGAGATGCCAACATATGTCTGTGCAATCTACAACGCTGATGGTGGAGTTATCGGCACGTTCGCCACATTTAATCCAGCATCGTGTCCCGCGAAGCCGGAGCCACCGCCTACCCCGCCAACTCCCCCAACTCCGCCGACGCCTGCAGACTGTATGAGGGAGGCGGATCTTGTCGCTGTCCCCTGTTCCGGTGAGCAGTTTGGTGGTGCAGTTCTGGCTGCGACGACCAAGCTAGGGCGCCTCGGCTCTGACTGCGTTGCAAACAACAAGGCGCTCGCGGTAGAACTATATGCCTCTACCGGGCGTTGCTGGATCGGCGGGGTTGAGGCCGTGTTCGGCGTGCGGTCCGATGGCCTGGCGGAGGAGAACCACGCCTGCTACTTCAAGGACGGAAGCTGGACAGGCTCTGGGCGCGGACGCTTTATGGGCTGCCACTCGATCGGTGCTCCTCCTCCGAGCCAGCCGCCACCGACCACCCCGCCGGTCACCGCCGGATGCTCTGCTCCACTGACGCCGAAGGTGAGCAAATGGAATCTTCAGTTCAGAAACAAGTGGTGGGACGTGACACCCCTCTTCTCCAACGGGGAGACCGTCACCTGGGCCGGAGTTCCCGTCGTCGGCTACTGCAATGCGGTTGGCTTCGCTCGTCAGTTCTGCCCCGCGCGCCTCGACTGTGAGGAGGGCAAGGATAACTTCAAGTGTGACGAGCGCCGCGCGTGCGAGGGATGGGGTATTGGAAACTATGCAAATGCCGTCCCTCTCTTCCGATGCGAGAACGGAGAGCCCGAGGTCAATCCGATTCAACCCTTCCAGGCGCGGTGCACTCCGGGATGGATCGAGGTCTGCGCGACTGATGGCACGAACTGTTCAAGAGGGGTAAGTTAATGGAAAGTCAAACGCTAGCTACTATTCGGAAGTATGTCACTGGTGCAATAGTTGTCGCTCTAGGTGGTGCAGTAGGTGCGGCATCGACGATGCTAGAGGCGGGGCCTATAACAAATTATAAGGCTCTTGGAGCTGCTATGTTCGTTGGAGCAGTTCTAGCTCTACGTCTATGGCTAGTGAAGGAGACTTCCGGAATTTTCTCCATCTTTGGTCTAGAGAAGTCCTTTGGGGACAAACTAGCTGAGTCTCCTAAGGATTACTTCGATGATGGGGGTATCCTCTATAATGAGATACTTCCAAACCTTGAGAAGCAAGCGCAGGGGCTTACGGGTCTTGCTCCGACTCTCTCCAGCATAGTCGAGGTACGTAAGTTCTCAGATCCTCGCCTTCAAGAAGCACTCGAGACTGTCTTCGCTAATAGTGGTGGCAAGAATGGGATGTTCTTCAATGTAAATCTTAACGGTGAGGTTAGAGCTGGAGTGGCCGTCAAGGCTGGCGGTCATCTGTCGGTTGGAGGCTTTCTAGAAAAGAAGCCGGGGCTCAAGCTCGAAGGTCTTGTCCAATTTACCTACGCGTTCTAAGAGAATTAAATGGGTATCGACTCGATTAACGCTGCTATGATGGAGGAGGGGGAAGGTATGCCTCCTCCGGATGCTATGATGCCTCCTCCTCCAGATCAGTCTATAGTTCCTCCTACTGCAACTACTGCTATAGGTCAGGCGATTAATCTAACTGATGAGGAAAAGACTGCCCTTAAAACCATCTTGACTACTATCACAAAGCCAGATGACGATATTCGTGAAAAGATGGTTCCAATTTGGCAGATGTACGAGAACTATTGGCGTGGTCTGCAAGACGTCGTATATGATCCGGACTTGAGGGAGTTTCGGTCTGCCACTGGAGTAATCCGTGCTGCTGGAGAGCTTGAAGATACCTATATCGGATCAAAGATTGTTAATGTCTACAGAGCACATGGAGAATCTATTGCATCAGCAATCTCGTCAGAGACCCCAAAGGTTCGATTCTATCCCGAGGATGCAGAAGATCCACAGGATATTACTACAGCAAAGACGTATTCTATCGCTTCTGAGTTCATTGCTGACGACAATGAAGCCCGACTCCTCCATCTCCGTGCTGTCTATACCCGTTGGAACCAACCCTTCGTCGCGTACTACAATACGTATGTCTATGACGAAGAAAAGTATGGTACGATCGAGAGAAGGACGTATAAGACGATAGATCAGGAAATGTCGGAAGCTTATTGTCCAGAATGTACGGAAGAGCTTCCTGTTCAGACCCCGAACAGCATCTGCCCTACGTGTGGGGTTGAAGCTATACAAAGTTCTTCTATTGAGCCAATTCCTGTAATAGCCACAATTAACGAAATTCCTCGTGGTCGTGAGAAGATAGAAGTTTATGGTCCAAGACACCTACGTGTACCTTATAATGTAAAATCCCTTGAGCAAGCTGGATACCTCATTCTTGAAACTGAGCATCATTGGGCTCAGTTGAAGCAAATCTTTCAACATCTCGATATAAACTCCGGATCTCCTGCTCAATCGGGCACAGCAGATACCGCGAGAACTGCGAGACGAGCAGGAGAGGGTGGAATAACCGATCAGGATCAAAAAACTCTTGAACGTTGTTGGTTCCGTCCATGGACTTTCAATCTTATTGAGGGAGCCATTGCTGATTCCCTTCGAGCGAAGTTTAAGAAGGGTGTACAGGTTACCTTCGTAGATGGAGAGTTCGTTGAAGCCTTTAATGAGAATGTAGATGAGCACTGGACGATAGTTTTTGATCCGTATGCAGAACATATCCACGGAGATCCTCTAGGTAAGGTTGAGATTCCGATTCAGGATATGACAAATGATGTGGTCCAGCTGACACTGGAACACATCTTGTTCGGAATTCCCGATCGTTTTGCCGATCCAAGCGTTCTTAACTTTAAGAAGTATGCGGAAGCGACAAAAGCTCCAGGAAATGTCTATGCCGCAAAGCGTCCTGCCGGAATGGGACTGGACGCTGGCTTCTTTGAGGGTAAAGCTACAACTCTTTCCGATAATATCGAAATATTCCGTCAGTCTCTTGAACAATATGGTCAATTTGTTACAGGAGACTTCCCCGGTATCCACGGAGGACCCCTTCCTTCTGGAAGCTCAAGAACTGCCGATGAATACCGACAGATGAAGCAGTCAGCACTTCAACGCCTCTCCGTCACGTGGTTCCTTCTTACTCTCACTTGGTCGAAAGTAATGAAGAAGGCCGTGAATGAGATGCGTCTCCATATGATATTTCAGGGAGAGGATGTTAAGTTCGTTAAGGAGGCTGGAAAAGGCTTCACGAACGTGTATATCAAGCTCGCTGATATTGATGATGGAAATGTTGGTCGTGTCCGTCCTGAGAATGATGAAGGCTTCCCACTTTCTACCGAGCAGAAGCGTGGTGTCATGATGGAGTTGCTCCAGACTGGCATCCCACAGCTCTTTGAGTGGATGTTTACGCCAGAAAATATGTCAGAAGCTACAAGAATCCTTATCGGTATGAATAACTTCAAGATTCCAGGTGAGGATGATCGTGAGTACCAACTTTGGGAGATTAACAATATCCTTATCGGACAGATGGTTCAAGTTGATCCTGATCTTGATAACCATGAGATTCATGCAACGACGCTTAGGTCATGGGCATCGAGTGAGAATGGACGAAAGACCAAGGAAATTAATCCCCAAGGTTGGGCTATGGTCATGGAGCATCTACAGATGCACATGATGATCCTTGAACAGATTATGATGCAACAGCAGGCTAATGCTGCGGCTCAGGCAGCTCAGACGGCGCCCCCTAAGAAGGGTGGACAAGCAGAGAAATCGGGTGCGGTGGAATCGACGGGGGGAGCGTAATGCTAAACTTTGAATCCGAGCAAAGATTTTGTGTCCAGGCAACGCTTGCTGCCGGAGATGCAACCAAGACACTGAAAGCGGCTATTGCTGAGGAACAACTTGTTGTCACGTCAGTTGTCGTGACTGGATTGACACCCGCTGCACAGCTTCTTTATGTTGGGGATGTAAGCGGAGCAGTTAAGGCTCTTAGTTTAGCTGCTAGCCTAGCTGCAAATGCTCAAGTTTCTCTCCAACTTATAGAAGGTTTGAAGCTTACAAAGGGTGAAGATCTCATTATTAAGCCTGCAGCTGCTGGTCCTTCAGTTCATGTCGTTGCCGAGGGATACATTCTGCGAGGTTAGTCACGTGAGAATTCTCCTTCCACTTCGAATTAAGGGATATAAGTCGAGTCATAGTATACTACCATCTACACTGTTAAATGAACTCATCTCCTATTGGAAGCTTGACGAGGAGAGTGGGATTCGTTATGATAGTGTCGGTGATAAGCATCTATCTGACAATGCTACAGTAGGCTTTGCCGCTGGAAAGAACAACAATGCGGCGCTCTTCGTCCGAGCGGCTAATGAATACCTTTCACGTAATAACGTTCAGCTTACCCCAAACGATGGATCTTTTACGGTATCACTGTGGGAATACTTTGCAGATGCTGCAACTAATCGAGCTGGAGGTCTGTTTGTACTTACTGCGGATAGCAGTCTAGCAACAATCGTAGTCTCGATTTATAATGCTAGTGACATCTTATCGAACTATGTTACGCTAGTTAGTGATGGTATTGGAACTTATGTGATTGCCAACTATATACGAGCTGGCCTTGTAGCTGGATGGCATCATATCATTACCTGGTATGATGCTTCTGATCGTAAGGTTCGCATTAGTATTGATGGTAGCACTATTTCTGGTGGAGAAATTAGTGCTGCACTGGCTGGCTCGACGCGTTATACGGTTGCACAACCTTTGTGGATTGGTAGACATCCAGTACTAGCCTTTAAGGAAGGTCGTATCGACGAGGTAGGAGTTTGGTCTCGTGCTCTAACTGATGACGAGCGATTACTGCTCTATAAAGCTGGTGCCGGTAGATTTTATCCATTTTCATAAGGAGGAATCATGGCAAAGCTGTTCTGTTCAAAGTGTGGTAGGGAGTTGGACGTAACTCCTTATGGAAAAACGACGAAGGACAATGTAATCAAGTTGGCTAGTGACCACGCTTCAAAAATCGGTTGTGATTATCCTTCTGTGAATGTCATGAAGGTACTTGCAGCTCTTAAGAGTTAGGAGGATATGGAGATGGGTCAGATAACAGCTGGAGGATCACGGACCCTCTGGAATGGTGCTTTGAACACGATTGCAGTTGGAGCCATAACAGAAGAGCTAGAGTTGGCACAGAGTGCAGTTCCGAGTTATGTGAATATTTCATATAGCTTCGATGCTGCTCCTACAGCGGTTTCGATCGAGATTGAGGTCTCGGAGAATGGACATGCTCCGTGGCGACGTGTTGCAATCTTCACTAACGTCAATCTCGAAGGAGATTCAGTAGATTTTCCTGCTGTTTCAGGGATGTTCGTTCGTGCAAAGCTCGTTTCAAAAACTGGAACTACTCAAGTCCTTACTCTGATAGCGTCATATCAGACGGGTATACCGGGTACTCAATTCGCAGATACTATCGAGTCCGTCACCGCGAATCTAGCTCGTGCCAGAATTAAATCTATCTCAGAGGATCTTACGCTATCAACGGTTGGTCTAACGACGGATACCGCTGCCAATCTGTTGCCTGCTAACTCATTCATCTTGGGCGTCGTCGCACGTATCACAGCTGCGATTACGGTCACGACTAACTGGGCTCTGGGAGATGCTGGCTCGGCTGCTCGTTATTTGGCAGCGACAACGAACCTAACAATCGGTACCACTAAGGTTGGTGCTGCTGCTGGTTTCTACTTTCAGGCTGCTGCTGCGAAGCTTCGGGTCACTTGTACAGTAGCGAATCCTGGAGCGGGAAGGATTCGTCTAACCGTATTCTATTTGGAGTTGGTGCCACCTACGTCGTAGGTTCTCGTCGAGAAGGGATAATTAGATGCCTGTTAATAACGTCTCAGATAGCGATGACCTCGCTGCGGATGCCGGAGATGCTCTTTCCGATATGAATAAACTCCTCGATGAAGGAGGAGAAGGGGGAGAGAGTAAAGAAGATGAAGTCAAGGATACTAATGTCGACGATCTCCTGAGTATTGGAGATGAAAAGAAGGAAGAAGAGGTCGAGAAGGAAGAGAAAGAGGAAGAGGCGGACGATCTCGAGGACGAAGGAGACGAAGAAGCCGAGCTACAGGCGACTGGAGAATCTCAACTTATCAAGGATGTTGAGAAGAAGTATCCGAAGCTCTTCAAGGAGTTTAAGCCACTTCGCTCTGCTGTCCTTCGAGATGGAGCATTTAGTCAAGTTTTTGGTACTCCTAGAGAAGCGGCTGAGTCGGCACAATTGAATGAGGATTTCCGAGAATTTGAGCATGAAATCCTTGCTGGAAACAACGAGAAGGTTCTCAAAGCAATTAAGGATACGAATGCTGATGGATACGCGCGCTTCGTATCTGGCTTCCTTCCAGCTCTTCAACAACAGGACGAGAAAGCCTATACTGCGGTTACATCTCCGGTCATTGCTGACGTTTTGCGAAGAGTCGCTGAGACGGGTATTGCCAGAAACGATAAGAACCTTGTACACTCTGCAAAACATATTGCATCTCTCATTTGGCCCTCTCATAAAGGCCAAATCCCCGAGTTCGAGACTGCTCCAGATAAGAGAAGTCCTGAGCTGGAGGAAAGAGAACGTAGACTAATCGAAAAAGAAAGAGTACTCGAACAGAGAGATACGAATGCTTTTGTAGGAAGTGTTAAGGGAACATCCGAACGTCTTCTGCGTAAGCGGATCGAAAAGGGACTCGATCCAAATAAAGTCTTGTCACCTTTCCTGAAGAATTCCGTGGTTGAGAAAACCATGAAAGAAGTTCAGGAACTGATGAATGAGGATCCACGTTTTAATCTTGTCATGCAAAGGACCTTCGACAGAGCTCGTAGGTCGGGACTTTCCAGTGAGTATCGTACCAGGATGGTTGGAACCTTTATTGGTCGTGCTAATCAACTCATTGGTCCCATTCGTAGACGCCTTTTGATGGCTGCATTAGGAAAAGTAGACCGGAGTGAAGGTGAAGAGCGACCGCCCGTGAGGCGAGCTGTTGGGGAAGGAAGTGCAGCTGGAGGACGAGAGAGAAGTCTAAAGGCGAGTGATATCGACTTTAGTCGATCGTCCGATATGGATATTCTTTCAGGGAGAGCGAAGCCTCGCGAGAAAAGGTGAGGAGATAAACGACAATGGCTCAAAGTGAGGTAGACGTTGCTGCAACGGAATTGGAACACGTCGATAAGATTGTTCCCGTTCTGTTTGAGCGAGAAGGTCCTTTCTATCAGTGGATCGATACGGTCGAAGACGTTGAGATCTCGAACCGTGATGCTCGCGTGCCGTTGGAGATGTGGCCCGGAGGCAACTTTGGGCATTACGACCCTGACGGTGGCGCACTTGGTCTGGGCTCTGCTGCAAAGTACGATAAGGCGGTGGTGAATAGCCAGCACCTTCGTATGGGTACGCAGTATACCCGTAAGGCTGAGTGGGCGACGGAGAGTGGACGCAAGGCCGTCGTCAATACGGTGCGCCGTTTGAGCGCATCGGCCATCGCAGAGTTCCGTCGGTACGTGGATTGCCTGCTCATGTCAGATGGGCGTGGCATTCTGGGTACCGTCTCTGCCGTTTCCAATGCAGGTGGTTTCGATACCGTGACGTTGGCGACTGACGGTTACGGGGCGAAGCTTCTGCGGTACTCACAGGAAGTTGCGTACTTCGATTCGACTCTGGCCACGAACCGCACGGCTGGAACGGACAAGGTCATTTCCTACCACGACGTGGTGGCGAAGCAGATCAAGACTCCGACTCAGGCTGGTTTGATCGCTGGTGACAAGGTCGTTGTTGGTGGTCTGGGGAACGTGACGGGTGCATCCGTGATTTCACTGCTCGGAGTGCCGTATCATCATAGCAATGCATCCTCCGGTACGTGGCTTGGTCTCGATCGGGCAGTCTATCCGCAGGTCCGTGCGAATGGAATCAACGCGAATAGTGGCTCGATCGCGTTGAGTTACATCCGTCGGGCAATCAACATCATCGGCGATCGTGTCGGAATGGACAACATGAAGAATCAGGTCGCCTGGATGCATCCGTGCCAGGTGCAGGCGATCGAGAATCTTGGTTGGGGATTGACCACGATTCAGAAGTCGGCTCGTGAGGAAGGTCTCAATCTATTCTTCAACGTTGATCAGATCGGCGGAATTCCGATCAAGAAGTCCTTCTCGTGGGACAAGACGAGAATGGACTTTACGGTTAAGGGAGTCTGGAAGAAGGTCGTCTTCAAGCAGCCGGGTCTGTATAAGAAGGGTTCGGAGACGCTCTTCGATATCCGATCGACGACAGACGGTTCGCCGAAGACTTCTCTGGTCTTCTACTACGTGATCGGGACGAATGCATATACGAACAATCCGCCTCTGTGTTCGTATGTGTATGGTCTGGCTGTTCCAGCTGGTTATTAGTTTAGTTGGGGAGGGTGGGGAGAAATCCTCATCCTCCCCTTCTTAAGAGTTAGATTATGGCACTTCCTAAAGACATAAAATCAATCAATACGTGGCTTGAGGATGTATACGGCCATGATCTGCTTGGTCGTTCCTACTATCGTGTTATTTGGTCGGTGGGAGAGCTAGAGAAACGTAAGGGAACCTTCTGCGAGTTCTTTGGTCCCATCTTTCTCCGAGAGTGGTATGGCATTCGAGAGCAGCCGAAGTATGCCTTTCATCCTGAGTGGAATGATAAATGGATTCTTGAGAAGCTTGACTATTCCCATAATCCTGAACTTGCCCTCGATGTATCAGGACACTATGAGCCTCTCTATGTCTTCTATGATGAAAAGGGAGGATATCTTAGACCTACTCTTCGAGCTATCCAATTCTTCATGACGAAGCTTCTTCTCCGTAAGACATGGAAGACTGATGCAGAAAAAGAGCGTGACATAAATGATATGGAGAAGGGTGAGTTTGACCAGGAGGTAGAATTCTTCTATGGGTGTATGGATGAGGCTTTTGGTGGAGAAATAGCTTCAGCAATTCGTAGTAAGTCGGGCGTTGTTAATCCAGGTGTGATCTATAAGTCGGATGGATCACCTCACTTGTTTAACAGAGGAAAGGACTCAAATGAGAGCAACAGTGGTCAGTCTATTGCCGTATAGAGTGGGACCAGAGCATAAGCCTGGTATGTTTCCTGGAGAGTATACTATTCCTGCAGCTAAGAATGGTGGACTTGGGATTTTGGTTGTATCAGATGGTCAAAGAGGAGTATATCTAGATCACGATCGTGGATCGGAATTGATGGTTGTATCAGGTGATAAGATTGCAAAGTCAGTTGTAGAAGATTATGTCATCAGTCAACCTGGACAGGATCAGGAAGCTGGTCCTGGAATGTTTTGGGTTCCAGAAGCTTTTGTAGAAGATCAGATTAAGCAAAAGTTTCCCGATAAAGTTAGTAATGCTGCAAATGTGCAAAAGGAGTGGTGGAAGCGTCTAGTTCGATTGGCCGATGACGTATGGCAGACTTCACACATCATCGCCCAAATTGGGGACTTGGATCGTATAGCATGCCGGGAACTCGGGCTGAAGAGGGACTGGCTTGACGATTCCCCAGATACGATCATACGTTGTCCTGTTTGTACGACGCTCATTTCAAAGTCTGCAATTGTTTGTTTCGCTTGTCACGTAGTTCTTCAACCTGAGGAATACAAGAAGTTCCAATTCGCTGGAAACCCTGTTCAGCCCATGAACGCCAAGTAGGAGTAGAGAATGACGTTACTTGCAGGAAATATAATGGATAGATCAGCAGCGTTGCTGTCTGATCCGAATAAGATCACATTTACTTATACCCTGCAACTTCCGTTTCTCACTATTGCTTGGGATGAACTTCAGGAAGAACTTGTTGCTAATGGTATAGTAGATGTGGAGGAGAAAACATCAACGGCTATTGCAGTAAATGCTAACGTCATTGAGCTGACGAGCCCACCCACCGATCTTCTTTTTCCACTTAAGCTTTGGGAGAGAGCTCCAGGAGAGATTGATGAGGATTGGGTCGAGATGCAAGAGGCCGCAGTTGATCCGGCCGATCCAAAGATTGAGATACTGGAAGTCTGGTATTGGGAAGAGAATATCATCAAGTTTAGGGGATCTACGGCAAATAGAGAGATTAAGATTCATTACCAAAAAGAGCTAGCCTCAATTTCAGGCGAGAATACGGCTATTCCAGTAACAAACGCTAAGTCATTTCTCTCTCATCGAACTGCTGCACTCGTAGCCGAGACTCGTGGTAATAAGGTTCGTGCAGGAGCACTTCATGCAAGAGGAGACTATTTTCTCGCAAGGATAATGTCGACGAAAGTGAAGGATATGCAGGATGGTCCTGTACGTCCAAAGAGATATGGCTACGATAGAAGGAGACGCTAATGGCAGTTGCTGATATCACCGTCACAGTGACGGAAGAAATGCCACTTCCTGGAAATGGTGTGATTGTATACGGAACTTTAGCCATCGATGCTGCGGCTGATACGTATGCAGCCGGTGGACTTGTATTAACAGGAGCAAATTTTAGGGCGAAGACGGTTCTGTCTCCTGAAGCACTACCTCAAGTTCTTCATGCAAGGGGTATTGCTGGATACTACTACGAATATAATAGGGCAACTGGCAAGCTGCTTGTTCGTGCTCAGACGAACGCAGCAGCCGAGGATGCTCCTCTGGGAGAGCTGGCTGCAGCGGCTATTCCTGCTGGAGTCTCTGGAGATACAATCAGTTTCATTGCTATCTTCGACAAGTTCCCGGCGGCGTAAAATGTCTGATGACTTCAGTTCTGGTACAATACGAGAGTTTCGAGGCCACATGGAGCGTGGAGGGGATGATACTGTTCCTCCGGAGTATGCTATCACTGAATCGAACGTAGAGTTTACAGAACTTGGAGTTGAGACTAGGGCAGGATTTGATCTGGCTCTGACTTCCACTGGAAATTGGAATGGGAAGGCGGTTCGCGTTTATGAGTTCAAGAAACGCAATGAGGCGAGCCGCCTTCTTATTCTAGATAATTTAGGTAATATTTGGGATTCGTCAACGCCGATGACGACTCCTATTCTTGCTATCGCTGCAATGTCAGATTTTTCGGCAGAAACGATGTTTGACCGTGTATATATTAGTCCACATGACGGTGACAGGGGCTTATCCAACGAGAAAGTATACGTTTACGATGGTACCGGGACCGCACGTTCTGCAGCCGGTGTTGGGCCATCAGGTTATACTTTGGTTGTCACAGAATCAGCTACAGCGGGATATATCGAGACTGGTACGCACTTGTTCTCTGTGGCCTATGAGACTGCATCTGGACATATCACAAGATTCGGACTTACTGGAGCCGAGGTCAAAGTTTTCGTCGCGACCGGTGCTAAGAAAGCAGATATCTCGGGCATTCCACTCGGTTCTTCCTTCGTAGTTGCTCGTCATATCATCTGTACAAAGGTTATTAAGAACTACGATGGTAATCCAAACGATAAGTCATGGTTTCTTCTTCCTGATGGTAGAATTGGAGATAATACAACTACAGTCCTAAACGGAGTTAGTTTCTTTGATTCTTCACTGGTTGATTCTGCAGATCGACTAATGAATCAACTAGCAGAAATCCCCGCTGGGAGTTGTATATCCTCCTTTGGTACTAGACTCGTTGTAGGAGGAGAAAGAGCTAATGATGCTACCGCTCGAATCTCTGATCCTGGATTTCCAGAATCATTTTCTGGACTTAGTGGATTTACTAATTTTAATCCTGGGGATTCTGGTGGACCACTTCGTTTCATATTCTCCTTTCGTAAACTACTCTTCGGTCTTAAGGATTATCGAACATTAGTCACTCAAGATAATGGAGCCTCCCCATCTACTTGGGAAGTTACTTCTATTGAAGATGGATACGGAACTACTGTACACGGTTCAGCTGGAGTCCTTGACTCGAAGGGACAAAGTCTTGACTCTGTCCTTATTTGTACAAGAAGTGGTGTTTCTCGTTTTACTGGTGTATATGGAGAGGGTAACGAACTAACATATGTAATAGAGGATATATGGAAGAGAGTTAATCCCCTATATTTTCATCTAAATCAGATTTCGATAGATCCAGTTCTTAAGAAGTTTTATGTTGTCGTTGCTCTTGACTCATCGACTATAGCAAATTGTATGTTAGTGTGTGATTTTAGTGAAGGACTTTCATTCGAAAAAGTTAAGTGGTCCGTATGGAGCTTTCCTGAAGACTGTGCAACTACTTGGGTTGAGGTCGACTTTTCTACGAAGAAAACAAAGGTAAAGTATGGATCATCTGTAACAGGAGGAATTTACGTAAGAAATCAAAATTCCTTCAACGATCACAATAATGTTATTAATAGTCACTATCGACCTGGATTCATAACTGCCGATCAAGATGGGGGTGTCTGTCAGTTTCAAACAATTAGGGCTAGGGTTATCGGTTCAGGAAGCTTATACCTAAAGCTTTATGGTCTAGATGATGTTAGATCCGTGACACTTCCTTCTCTCACTCTATCGCTAACTCCAGGTAAGGAGCTTACACGTCAACCCGGATTCTTTGATAGTGAACGGGCGTCAGTCGAATTTGGAGTATCAAGTATTAATCACTGGTTCCATCTAACAAAGATACGTCTTTCTAGTTCTCCACTCTGGGAAGATGCATGGCAGAGCTAGTTTCACATCGAGATCAGGTTGCTAACTTGCTAGCAACGTATAGAACGAAAGATCCGCGTTTAGTGCAGATCATCGAGACTCTAATGGATGATCTGCACGATACGATTGTTACCGTAAATCCTATTAAGGAGGCCGTTACTGCGAGTGGAATAGGAGATACTACTCCACCGGATAATATTTCCGTTATTAATGTTACACTTCTCCCCTTTAGTATTTTAATTGAGTGGGCAAGCGTAGCTGGTGCGTCGTTGTATGAGATTCGACAAGGATCATCGTGGGATTCAGCTACTTTCATACTTAATACAACCTCTCTAGCCGCTTCATTAAATCCCCTTCCGACTGGTTCTCATGATTATCTTATCAAGAGTATAAGTGTATCTGGCATATATAGTATCGATCCTATAGCTTTTCAGATAGTAGTTCCTCCACTCGGATTGATGACTTTGACTTCATCAGTTATCGATAATAATGTGCTTCTCTACTGGACGCTTCCAACTAGTTCATTCTTCATCGATCACTATAACTTGTATAGAGATTCAAATCTTCTTGGTGAAGTTAAAGGAACATTTGCTTCTAGATTTGAAGTGGTATCTGGAACATATATCTATGAAGTAGAAGCAGTCGATATTGTTGGAAATGTCTCTCCAAAAGCAAGTACGTCAGCATCAGTACGTCAACCCCCAGATTATACACTTCTTTTTTCTAGGCTTATTGATTGGTCCGCTACGAAGACAAATTGTGCGATTGTTAATATTGATGGAGTGAATAAGTTGGTTGCATGCGTGGACGTGGTTGAGACATACGAAAATCATTTCCTTAATGGACCTGGAGGTCCTTGGTCGAGTCCACAAGCACAGGTAACTGCTGGATATGAGAGATATATACAGGAGAATCTTCTCACAGGATCATATGAGGAGGATTATGACTATGGAGCTGTAATAAATAACGTAATTGTCAATTACTTATATGTCAAGGAGATCTTTTCTGGAACTGGAGATGTTACAGTAGAGCTTAAGACTTATTATAAGCTTAATATTGGGGATGCTTGGACTGGACCCTTAAATGGTCCTTCCGCCTTTATCACCTCCTTTCGCTATCTACGTTCGATCATGGAATTCTCTGCGCTAAATGACGATTCTATGATTGCAGTCTCTTCCTTCTATATCAAGGTAGATGTTAAGAGGGAGGTTGATAGCGGTTGGGTAGATGTACTTGCATCAGATACGACAGGTACTGTAGTAAACTTTACTAAGACCTTTAAGGATGTCGATGGTATCGAGTGTACGGCTGACTCTGTTTCTCCCATTACGGTAATTGTTGATTTTGTAGATGTTCCAGATCCAACTAGCTTCAAAATCCTCTGCTTTGACTCAGCTGGGCGGAGAGTAGATCAACTAGTCTACTGGATTGCTAGGGGCATAGTCTAATGGCCGAATACTGGATTCGTTGGGATCCGACTGGTAAGAAGTGGGAGTATGCTCTTGATGGAGCGGCCTTTGCTGATCTCGTTGAGAATCCTACGTGTGAGACGATTAAGGGATCTGCTGGTGCATTGATTATTAACTCTGATTACGTTACTATTCCGTCGGTATCCTCATATCTGCCTAATGTAATCTTAGCAAATAGTAACGCAGATGCCTCAGGCAGTTTCCTCGTTATGCGTAAACTAAGTGCCTCTCCCGCATTAGCAGATAATATTGGCACTATTAGCTTCCAAGGACGTGATAGCAACTTAGCTCTCAAGAATTTTGGACAGATTATTGGGATTTCTCGCGCAGTTGCGGCAGGTGCAGAGCTAGGTAGACTGCTATTCTATATCTACAATAATGGTGCGGGCATAGTTGCTCTAGATTTATATGATGATAAAGTCCTTATTCCCATTAGACTCGATGCTGTCGTAGTTGGTGCTTCAATATATAATTCCGGAAACGTTGCTGTAAATTCTGGCGTTCTTACGCTCATGACGTTTGATAGTGAGCACCACGATATCTACGGCTTCCATAGTACACCAACATCTCGTCTTACTATTCCTACTGGACTTGGTGGTAAGTACATATTTGTAGCATCTTGTAGATTTGAAGGACCGACAACTCCGGTAGGCTATCGTAGTTTCCGCCTTGAGAAGAATAGTGCGGGAACTGCTGCAGCTGCTAATATCGTAAAGGTCATGTCTATTCCAGCCATTACTACAACACTCATTCCTACAGAGTTTACAGTTGTAACTGACGAGATAACTCTCGCTGCTGGAGATCATATTGAGATTTTTGCCTTCCATAATCAAGGAGCCGCACTGAACATTCAAGGTGGTGCTTGGGGAGCGACCTCTGGTATTAATGGAGGCCTCACGTTTTCTTGTTTTAGAGTTAGTACATAGGAGCAATCATGGAAGGAATTTCAGTTAAGGAACTATGGATGCTCCTTGGAGAGAAGGACGTTCAGATTTATCAGCTCTTAAAGGAAAATGAACAGTTGACTATAAAGTCTGAGGCTCTAGCCAAAAAGGTCAACGATCTTATTGAGGGATCAACCAATGGCTGATTGGAATGCTCCTGTTATAACTACAGCATACGCTACATTCCTAGCAAATATGAAGGATCGTGACCTCGACTGTGCTAAGATGGATTTTAGCGCAGCGACGAATAAAGTTGTCGGAATGATTCAGTATGTCGTAGCATCCAATAAGTTCCAGCGATGGAATGGATCTGCTTGGGTAGATCTTATCTTAGCTACTGCTGGTGGTGGAACGGGTGGAGTTGCTTCCCTCGGCACGATGGCATTTCAGGCAGCTGCTGCTGTTGCTATTACTGGTGGAACTCTCACTGGACTAAGTTGGGTCTATAGTAATAAGTTGGGTCTAGCGAGCATTTCTCCTCCAACTGGAGAGGATGCGAAGGCTATTCTCTACTTTGACTCTGGGACCAATAAGCTTAGAGTCAAAGAGAATAATGGAGTTGCTATTAATGTACTCCAGGTGGCCTCTGAAGTTCCTAGTACACCCTCTGGAGGAATTGTAGCTACAAACGTCCAAGCGGCAATAGTTGAGATTGCGGGACTTGAGAATCATGGTGGAGTAATCGTTAATCCTTATGGAATTACAGCCGCGATTAACTTGTTCACTTGGATCGCACCCTATGTCTGTACCGTAACAGCGGTAAAGGGCTATAGGGTAGGAGGAACAGGAGCTACGATAAACGCTAGAAAGAATGGTGCGTCAAACCATTTGGCATCCAGCCTTAGTCTTACGTCAGCCGATACGGTAATGGATGGAGGAGCGGTTCAGAATACATCGTATCAAGCTGGAGATAAGTTGGAGATCATGGTTGTCTCTGCGGCAGGAAGTCCCACTCAGCTTGGAATCATTGTCTACTTTACGAGGGCATAATGCCTACTGTTGACCTTGCTGCTACATTACTAGTTATTTACGATCAATGGACACTGCAAGGGGCTCTTAATAATGTAGATGCCATCAATACCAATGATGGTAGTACTAGCTATTTTGATAATGTGGACTGGCTTTTCCCTTCTCGGCTGTTGCACTCTTATCAGGATCTTCCAAATGATGCAGTAGTTGTCAACTCTCTAACCCAGTATGCAACTCTTGGACGTAGTATTTCGGGTGGTGTATCAATTAGAAATTGGATACATAGATATAATGACGTAGATTACCTTGTTGGCAGCACTGTGTTTCCTCCTGCTTGGACTGCTGAGAGCAGTGTCATCACTTTCGGTGGAGGTGGTGGATGGACGGTGGAGAAAGTAAACAATTCAATGTTTGGAATCAGGTATGAATCTGCCGGTCTTCATGATGATATCCACTATCTTATAACCTATCATAAGGTTATTGTAGACTATACCGCTTCTGGCATGTTCGCAATCACCTTCGTTATTCCCCTGCTCGGCATCATATCTGCCTCGTTCGATCGGATCATGAGACAGCTTTTACCCCACGTTAGGTATACCCGTGAAGAGCTTGAAAAGATTAGACAGGATATACGTAATGCTCAAAGAGGCTATTTGCTTCCTGTTCAGAGCCTGAACGGAAAGGTGATACTGTGACGCTCCGCGATCTTCGTATCCTCTTTACTCGACTCGTCTCCGAACTTTTGGTCCAAGTAAATAATCGTCTATGGACCTATGGCAAAGTGGAGATTGTTATAGATGAATGGACAGTTCACTCAAAGCGAATCTACATTGATGATGAAACAGGTGAACGACGTCATGGTATCGATCGAGTTCATCATCCTAAGGGCTTCCATCCTAAGGGTCTAGCTGTTGACGTTATCGTTTACATAAATGGCATCTATGTATCCTCTGGCTCTCACCCGATTTGGAGAGACTTGGACGAGATGGCTCATGTTCTTCACAAGGACCTAAACTTCGGAAATGAGTTCAATGACTCGAATCATCTCTCTCTTGGAGAGCTTAAGTGATTTTTCCTTGCTCTCGATGCGGAGCATGTTGTCGTGCTGTAGGACGCATTCCTAAAGCCTCTCGGGAAGGACTTGAGGTAGATGGAAATGGCGTCTGTAGGAATTTGAACAGCGATAACACTTGTAGCATCTATGAGAAGAGACCAACTATTTGTAGAGTAGATCAGATGATACCAAATACTGCTCCCAGAAAAGTATGGTATCTCCGAACTTTGGACAGGTGTAATACATTACACCGAGAAGTTTACGGTACACCTCGTATACCTTTCTCTTTTGTGGAGTAAGAAAATGGCTTGGCCTGTTATCATTCCGGCAGCAATCTCGGCTGCTACTGCGGCTTATGGAGCTATCTCTGGGAATAAGGCTAAAAAGAAGGATGAGGCAAAAGAGAGGGAGAGAGGTTCTTGGGCCCAGGGCACCTATGGAGACGTAGGCGATAGGTTCAAGGGATATGGAGATCGAGCCGCCAATATCTGGCAACCCGCTCAGGACTGGGGTATGGGGGAGTTGCAGAGTATCTATAACTCTATAGGAGAAGATGGAGGAGGTGGAGGAACCCCTGGATATGGTGGAGAGTTTGACTCTTCCAAAGCCTGGTGGAAGGATATTGCTGATACTGGATGGCGTTCTCCTGAGCAGAAGAATGCTGGTTGGGGATGGGGTAACTTCAAGAATTTTGCTGAGACTGGTGGATGGTCTCCAGAGGAAATGGCAGACTTCCGCGCTCGCTCCACCTCTGGCATTCCCGAGTTCTATGGTGGTATGAGAGATGAGCTTAACCGCGGTCGAACTGTACAAGGTGGATATGGTCCAGGCTATACTGAAGCCGGCTCTCAGATGGCGAGGGATCGTTCCAGAGCGATGGGTGAAGCTCAACTAGGTGCTGAAACATCCCTTGCATCTTCCGTCCGTGAGGGTAAGCGGTGGGGCAGCGAACAAGGTGCTGGAGTTGCGAGGGATGAACTCGGTCAGATGCAGGGTGGACAGAAGGAAGTCGATTCCATTACCCAACGTATTGCTGACATGAATCGTCAAGCTGCTGCATCTCGGTCGAGTTCTAGAGATCGTGACCTCATGATGAGACTGGGTCTGATTGATAGATATACTGGTCTCGCTCGTGAGACAGGCGGAGAGATGTCTTATGTCCAGCCTGAGCTGAGTGCATATGGTGGTTATGCTGGAACAAGGTGGCCAGCTACTCCACCACAACAGGCTAATCCTATTTGGGGACAGCTAGCATCATCTGCTGGAAACGTTGCAGCAGCCTATGCAGGGAGGAAGTAATGAGTGGCTGGGGAAACGATGTTTGGGGTATGATGGATGAACCCACCAGTATGACTCCAACTGGATACGAGACTGAGGAGGAGCGAAGACGTCGACTTCAACAGGCTGAACTCGATGCTCAGATGGATGATGTTCCTGATTTGTTTGCTGAGGAAGAGGAAGCTTCCGATGTAGTGCAAGCTCCTCAGTTCAGTGGAACAGAATCACCCGAGACAGCTAATGTCTTTCAGCAGTATAAGGACTGGATGGCTCGCCGTCCCAATAGAGAGGATACAGAGCCATCTACAGGAAGACAAATTCTAGCTGGTCTAGCTGGCTTTCTATCTGGTATTGGAGATCCACAGGCAGGAGGACGTGTAACCTCTGGTATTCTTGAAGGTCCTCGTCGGAGAGCGATGGAAGATTGGGAGGGAGAGGGTAAGGCTATAGGTGAAGTGGGTAAGTTCGGACAAGATATCTCAGAGACCCGACGTAAGAGGGAAGCTGACGTCATGGGTTATGAAGGGACTCAGGGTAGAATTGAAGCACAGCGGTCGGCTATTGAACAGAGGAGAGAAGCGGAGGATCTCCGTCATGAAGATCGTATGGACGCTCTGACGGAGGATGGTGCTAGACGGAAGGAGACTGGTCGTCACAATAAAGAACTGGAAAAGTTAGCAGATGAAGCTAATCGCATCAGAGCTATCGAGGCAGGTGCGAGGAAGACGTCAGCAGGTGCCTATGCTTCAAGAGTCGGAGCTCTAAATAAGAAGGGTGAGGCAGATGGAAAGCCTCTTCCTCCTCATTATCGTCAGGCTGTCATGGACTCTATTGGAGAGATGATGGCAGAATATCCTGATGCATCAAAGTGGTTTATTAGAGATCCAAGAAACAAGAGTGTAGTCGTTCCTAGACCGGGACTTAAGCTTTCTCCTCCTGATGCTGCCCGTTTCCGCGCCTTTTTGGAGGATGCTAAAACAAGAGCCAAGAAGAATCTCGGAATCAGCGAGAATGAGGACGATGTTGACGAGTATGATCCACTAAGACAGGAGCTTCCGTAATGTCTTTTCCGTGGTTCGATAAACTGTCAGGTAACTCCTTCGATCTTCCTTACGTCCCTCAGACCCGTGAAGAGCTGGAGAGTATGCTCGCGGATTTGAGAGCTAAGAAAGAAATGGAAGTCTCGCCTCCTACTGGACGTTTCGCTGATGATATTGGACCGGCGCTTAGGACTGCTGCTGATACTGATATCGGTAAATTCGCTATAAGTGAAAAGCACCCTGGAGACGTACTTCAAAGAAAGGCCGGAGAACTTGGTGCCGGATTTGTATCAAGCCTTCCTTTCGGGATCAGACAGGGGGCAGAAGCCATTGCTCGGCGCGTGATGCCAGAGCCAAATCTAGGGGAGATGTTTCCGGTAGAGGATCATGAGGGTCCGAGAGGACTTCCTAGTGTCTCCTCTATCAATCCAGATGAGGCTCAAGAGAGTGAGCAGAGATTCCAGCAGCAGATAGAAGCAAGAAAAGGTCCGGCTGCTCTGGCTGGTGCTGGACGAGTGGTCGGAGAATTTGCTGGAGATCCTACTAACATAGCTATCGCCGCCATCATCGCAGCAGAGCCGGCACTTGCTCCGATAATTAGTCGTGCTTTCTCTCTCGATATGGGTGCAGCGGCAATTAAGGATGTTACAGAGGGTAAGTATGGCCCTGCTGCCGCTGAAGCTGCTATGTCAGCTCTAATTGGTGCTCATGGGTGGAAAGGTATTGGAGGTTCCGTCTCGAAAGAACTTAATCCTAGTGTGCTTCCTTCTATAGAGGATGTGGCTCCTTACGTAGAGGATACTGCAAGAGGATTAGGTTATACAGACATACCTACTCCTGTATCGAGGATGGTCCCTGAAGGACCTCAAGTTCCAGAAGGATACGTCCGCGTATACAGGAGCGGAGAAGGAAACTACTTTACTACTAATGAGAGTAGAGCAGGTTCATACGAAGGGGAAGGATCCTACGTTGATATTCCTAAAGAAGTATTTGACGCTGGCCAGATCGAAGCGGCGAAGTATGGACAGCCTACGCCGCAGGATACTTATCTTCCTAATGAGTGGGTAAATAAAGCTCAAAGGGCTAAGCTTCAACGTGAGACTTTTGATGCTACTGAGGAGGTAGATGCAGACGCTCTCTTCGAAGAACTAGGGATCAAGCGTGTCGGAGCCGAGGGGACTCCTGCAGTCCCTACAGACGAGCTTGGAATAGTAGAGGACTTTCCTACACCTGAAGGAACTGTTGGTCAAGTTCCTCAGAAGATGATTCCTCCTGATATGGTTCTTGATCCTGAGACTAAAACTTGGGTTACTAAAGAACAGGCAGCTGTCTACGAAGCTCAAAGACAATTAGATATAAAGATAAGTCAGGAAAATGTAGACGATTTGGGCCGGCCGCTAGGTGCCGTTCAACCGCGTTCAGTGATACCCCCCGAGGACAATCCACCGATCGAGGGGGTAGTTCCCGTTCAGCGAGGCGTTCAAGGCGTTCAGCCAGCCGTTCAGCCGGGTCAGATGCCTGGCAACCCGGGCGGGGCTGGTCCTCTGGAAGTTACTGCGGGCACGATTGAACCAGAAATCGTTACGAGGTTCGATAAAGGGCAGGCTCCTATAAGTCCAGAAGAACTCGCAAAAATTGAATTGCTCATAAAAGAACCTCCATCTGAGAGTCCTACATCTAGGGTCTGGAATATTGCCGAAGACGCTAAGCCCCCTGGCTCTCTCATGAAAATGAGATCGACCCCAGAAAATGTTATTGATACTGAAGCCCCGCCGGAGCTGGGTGGAGCTGGTTCTCTATCTCCAAAGGATCTTATTGACCTAGATAATTTTGAAGCAAAGGCAGAGCAGACTTTTGGCCCAGACTGGAGGAATGTAGCTCCAGACGAAATTAAGCTAGCTCACGAGAGACTCATTAGTAATGTAAACGCAAATGCTGAAAATCCTGCGATGAGGATAGAGGTCGGCAAAGCCGGTCCTTTTACTCAAGAACAACAAGCTATCAAGGATACAGCCAACTACATCGAACGTACTAAGGGAGAAATGATTCCTGGGGAAGTCCCCATCGAGGATATCGTAAAGGAGGCAGGGCTAGAGTCTACTCCTCCTATAGAAGCTGGAGAACAAGTTGGACTAGCTAGAGAAGCTGGAGGATTGAAGGAACCTCGTTCTGAAACAATTAAGCCTACCCCTCCTCTCCCCACCGGCGCCCTCGAAGGAGCACCTCCACCTAAAAAGGGCCAGACCTTCGCTGAGTTTATGACGGCGAAGTTTGGAGAAAAGACTACTACGTCTAAGGAAAGGGCCATCGCTCGTGCTGAGTGGAATAGGGCACGAGAAGAAAGAAAGATGATTAAGCTGGCTGAAGAAGCTGGCATACCTCCAGATAAGCTTAAGGCTATGTTGGAGGGAACGCCGAAAGAGGGGGGTCCTGAAGCAGAGGGTCTCTCTCGATGGCGTAGGGCAGTTATGCCTGTCATCGAAAACTTCGAGTCAGTACATCCTTGGCTAAAGAAGCAGTTTACTAAGTATATTGATGATGCCGAGACTCCTGCAATGAAGAACATTGCAGATTCTTGGAGAATTAAGAAGAGTCTCGCTAAGCCAGAACAGAGGATGGTTATTGATATACTCGATGGAAAGAAGGTCATCGATGAAAAGACGCCAGTAAACGTTCGATCGGCAGCTATCAACTACAGAGCTATGCTAGATCAAACATGGAGTGATGCTATATCAGCAGGAGTAAGAAAGGCTGCAGATAGAAAACGTCAGACTTATTTTCCCCATAAGTTTGCTGAAGGATGGGACGATAATCTTGTCCAGAATCTTCATATGGACAAGAACTGGAACATGAGAGAATCAAGTCTCGAAAAGGCGCGACTGTCGAAGCGTGCTGACTATCGTCGAGATCTCGATGTATTGGATGAGTACTTCCTCTCAGCTTATCGACGTATCTCCGAAGTCCAAAACTTTGGTAAGCGTCTAGAAGTTCTACGTAGCTTCGCTAAGAAGCATGTGACGGATAAAGCTACAGCTGAGTGGCTCCAGATGAATATTCGACGCGTCATGGGCCGAGAACATCCTGGAGGATTTGAACGCTTCTCTGGTCATGCTCGCCACGTTCAAGCTCTGAGCGACCTAGGATTCGCGGCATTCTATCAGCCAGTACAAGCGACAAATACAGCTCTCTATGGCGGACTTGGTAGGTCACTTCGTGCTCTTAAAGCGGTAGTGAAAAATGCTCCCGATGAAATATATGACGCAATTCGAAGCCGCGCTCTAGTACCAGATATCACACAAGAACTCGTAGCTGGTGCTTATGGGGCTAGAGAAGGTATCCCCTCACGTGCTCTACAGAAGTTTATGTGGGGTATTCCTACCATCGATCGCTGGACCAGAATTCATGCAAATACAGTAGGTAAACTCATGGTCGGCGATGCAATGAAAGGTGGTTGGGGAAGCAAAGGAGCTCTTAAGGATATAAAGGGATTAGGCTTTGACATTAATAACCTCGCCGATCTCCAGAAGGCCATCGATATTGATCCAGACTTCGCTCTGAAGGTTGGAAAGGAGTTGTCGGATAAAGCTCTCTTCCGCTCAGGAGCAATGGAACTGCCAGGATGGACGTCATCTACATCTGGTAAGCTTGCTACGCAATATACGAGATTCATGTATCGTCATTCTCTATTCGTTAGAGATATCTTTACCCAAGCTCGGCAGGGAAATATACGTCCTCTCGCTCGTCTACTCACCGTCGCTCCCGTAGCCATTACAGGATTCTCGGAAGTTCTCTTTCCTATTAGAGAGGGACTGAGAGAGATTATCCGACAGAAGGTATCCGATGAAGACTTAGACATGGATCAGGTTATTGGATCAGCTACCGGAGACGAAAATCTTTGGGATGAGGAAGTTCAGTGGTATCATATTCTACGTAATAAGCGTATTCCGTGGACTCATCCACTCAAGCGATCACTTCAGAATGTATCTATGTGGGGTGGTATTGGTGTATTCCAAATGGCAATTGAGAGGATTCTTGGAGCTAGTGGTAGTCCTATAGAAGTTGGTACTAAGGCACTCTCTGGTCCCGTTGCTGGTAACATTGCTGAGGGGGTTGGATCGCTTATCAAGGATGTCAATAGATTGCCCGAAGACGTTGAATGGCAAGAGACTCCCGGAAGAAATACAACTAGATGGGGAGCACAACAAATTCCGATTGCTGGATATCCAATCGCACGTCGGCTAAGGGAAGAGCTGGATCAATAGTGTTCAGAGTATGAACAGGAAGGAAGCAAAAATGTTTGGATTCGATGGTGGTGACATGAGGGATCGAAGAATGCCTATGGCGAGAGGCATGAGGAAGCCTGAACCCGTTGATTGGGGTACGATGAATAACGTGGATATGTCAGGTATGCAGGAGGGCATGTCGCCTGACTTTTCCAACCTTCCTACTCCCGGTCAAGGAATAGATAGATTCGGTGCTCCACCGCCTCCACCTAAGGTTGACATGATGGGTGGGGATATGATGGGTGGAGATATGTTGGGGAAGGAAGTGGATATGGGCGGAGGATCTCCAATGGGAGGTCAAATGGGAGATAGTATCGCAAGGGCTATTCGACGTCCTCCAGTCAGTCCCGGAGGTATTGCTGGAAGTATGAGGAGATTGCCCCCTCGATTCTCCGGTGGAGGGTATACCGGAATGGGAGGAGAAGGAGTAAACCGACTGGGAGCTAGAGGGGTAACGAGGAGATTCTAACTGCTTACTTAAACGTAAATTTTGTTCCTTCTCTCTTTACTTCTTGTCTAACTACTCCTTTGCCTGACTTGAGGTCTATCTGATTTTGAAGCTCTTCCCTTAAGTCATCTCGAAGATTGTCCATATTTTCGAGGCACCACGATATATAGTCGAGTGGTAAATCCTCTATAGCTCTATGATCCCCCTTGCTCGGTCCATACTTACCAAAGGGCATCATTCTTCTTTTGGTTGTAGAGGAGGTCTGACTAGTTGGAGAGTCTGTTACTTTTCTATCTATAGTCTCTCCCCAAGTATGACCATTCTCACACTCATATTGGACACGTAGAGTCTTTACTTCCTTTCTACAGGCGGGGCAGTTTAGGTCGGCCACTTACTTAATCCTCCACAGTCCTATCGCCAGCGTCCATCTCTTCATGTAGAATTGAATATAGCAACGAGTGTTATGAAAGCCGATAGCCATTACTATTCCAAGTCTAGCTAGAATCCATCGTATACTTCTCAAGATCATGAAAATGGCCTTTGAAAAACTGCTAGATCAGCCAGGAGTATGGGGGTGGCAGAGTATACTTCATCTTTTCCCTCCGCTATTTTCTTGACACTTATAGCCTTCGACTGTTCCATCGTAACTATAATAACATCGAGTTCTGGAGCAGTAATGTCGGACCAGTATTTACGTAATAGCGTCGACCGCTTTACTTTATGCCCCTCTGCCTTCGAGATCTCATCAAGAACTAACTTAATCTTCGGTCCGAAGTCTGTTAGCCCCTGACCCTTACCTATTCCTCCAGCGGTTTGAACAGCCTTGGATAGAAGTACCATCGCCGCATCGATATGTGATATCTTAATAAGAAGATCAGTTCCCTCAGCGAGAGAAAGATTCATTGATACTTTAAGTATCTGATCGTGGATACGATTCGCCGTACCCGTCTCATCCTGCATCTTCTCTGGTTTCCATTCATCATACCACTTATCAAAATAGTCATCGGCGCCGGGAGCAAAGTGGAATTGACCTTCGACTGAGGAGAGAGTCTTAAGGTGTTTGAGAAGTTCTCCTATATCAAGCATCTTCTTTGGAGCATGAGTTAGGGGGTTCTTACATGCGCGTTCCGTCTCTTCGACTATAACTGTACGTGCTATAAAACCTCCCGTCACATCCTTCTTAGTAATCATTGCTTTGAAGAGAGGAGGATTGACCGCGCCGAACAAAGTGACTGAGATATCCTTCAAGCTCTCTACGCCCGAAGATTTCAACGTATTCTTCCATCCCTCTGTGTGATAGTGACCATCATGAAGATCAGTAAGAATTGTAAAAGCGATGGGATTATCGATGATAGTGGTGGATAGTTCTCCAGAGACTATGAAGCCGTGCGCTTTGGTAAGAGGCGCTCTTTTAGGTTTAGTGACTGTCGTTGATAGATCCTTTATAATTGCTTCAATAGAGTTTCTCCCGGAGATTACTCTCGTATTGTCTATAAGAGTAACTAGTGTCTTCGCTAGCGCAGCCGCAAATCCTTTTCTTAGTCCCGACTCGGCGATGAGCATGACATAGAGGTTGGGATATAGCTTGTAGTAGAACTTGTCGAGATAGACTCGATCGGCTACTACTGCTGATATCGACGTTAAAGCTGCCCATCGTATAAAGGACCTAGGAGTTTCCGCCTCCGCCGTTGCTTCCATCACTTCGTCGATCCAACTCAATTGGTCCTTTCCATTTCTTAAAGTCCTTATAGTTCTCTCCAAATTCAATGTCGCAAGGGATGATAAGTTCTCCCCTAGAAATGGTACACTGTTCGAAGCTAATAGGTCTTTCCATTACCTCCTTCGTATATCCAGCCACATCCTGCTGAGCCGATACAGGTATTTCAGCTGTGAAGGCGTCATGTGCTTCCATGACATAGCGGATGTGATGCTTAAACTTTTTCTTGTTAAGTATCATGGCTTCTTTAAGATGATCGGAGACGTCCGCCTGCGGGATATACGAGTACATCTCTCGGTAAAGATCGTCGTTGAGACGATTAAGGAATTGTCTAATTCGTCCGTGAGCTGTCCGAATGATACGGTTCCCGTGAGCGATAGCCCTAACTGCGGGCCAATACACCTGAGATATCTTTGGAGCCTTCTCATCCATGATGGAGAGAATTTGCTTAGCTCTCCATTCACTAATTTGAATATCAATATGGAATCGTCGAGCTTGAGTATTAGCTTCGAGCATGAGTTTCTTGGCTGACGTTCCATAGCCATAGGCGTGCCTTCCTATCTTACCAATATGTCGCTCGGGTGGATCAGGATGCTCTTTAGTCTTGGAGTAGTCTTCCTCTTTACCACCGAATATGAATCCCGCTGTTCGACCATGAACATCTATTTTCTGGGCGAACCAAGATAGAAGCTCCTCATCTTCCGATAGAAGTCCAACAACGCGGGCCTCAGCTTGTGATAGGTCCGAGTTGATAAAGATGAGCTTCTCTGATCCAGTGGCTTTAAGTTTCGTAGGAACGAACATGGTACGTATATCACCACCGAATTCTCCATGTTTCGTGATGGAGTGCCCACTGAGACCCATTTGATGCAATCGAACTGGCCGCTTAAGAATCGATGTAGATGTGCGACCAGCTTCCGTTCCTGCAATGCGGAAGTTGGTTCGCATACGACCGTCATAATCCGGACGGAACGCGATTTTCGTTTTCGCGTTCCTGATGCGTCGGATGTCGATGATGAGGTTAACAATCTTTTTTCTCCGGTCATCTTTGATTCTGTTTGCCAGTAATTGTACAAGGGTATCCTCTGCTGCATCTTTACGTCGGGGAAGTTTTAGTGTTTCATAGAGGAGGAATGGTACCTGCTTAGTGGAGTTGACATTGACAGGGTGACCTACGAGCTCAAAGAGTTCATCTTCTAACCTTAACTGTTGTTCAGTATACTTGGCGAACAGTTTATCTCGTACCTCGAAGTCAACCTCCATGCCTAACTCTTCCATCTCCTTATAGATGGGATGGAGAGGCATCATGAAGTTGAAGAAGAAGTCCTCAAGCCCTATCTCTCTAGCCTCTGAGATTAGCTCGTCAAAGATCCATGAAGCCGTTACAACGTCGAGACCGTTGTAATCGAAAACCCTCTTAAGTGGATCTTTCTTTGGATTATATTCTCGATACTCGTCCTTGTAATAAGGCTGACGAGTATATATCGAGGTCATGAATTCTTGGGATGCCGGAAATTCAGGATTTACAAGCTTACCGAGGAGAGAGTTATCGGCGTAGATACCGTTAGGGAAACGGAATCCGATAGGCTCTAGTTTCTCTTGGTCATACTTGAAGTTCTGACCAAGAATCTTTATACGAGGATCTCTAAAGAGCTTATCTAGGAGCCGCCACATTTTCGCAATCTCATAGTCGGGGACGTAAAAGTTGGGATCAAGTTGAGTGAGATTGATAAGGGGAAAAGAAAGCCCTTCATGTTTATCAAAGGCAAGTCCACACATCATCGGTATACACCTCAACGCCTCGATGTCGGTAGACATTATAAACTTGCCCTGCTTCTCTACCTTCCTCTCTATAAAGTCATAGAGTTCTATATGTCGTTTAGCTGTATGAAGAAAGGGACGGGGAAGTTCTAACTCCTCGGACATACTTTCCTCCACTGCTCGTTTGAAGTCTAATTGCATATAGACTTTAGCAGAGTAGGGGAAGAGTCCTTTTGCTCCTCTTCTCTCAAAGAGGTTTGCTGGATGGATCGATGGAACTATCTTCGCGTTAGCGTATAGACTTGGAAGAATAGAACCACGCCACTTTTTGATACCAGTCTCACCTGTGAGCGCGTTAAGAGCAAGGGCTCCAAGGGCGAGGATACATTTTCCTCCTCCAGCTGCCTTGATGGCCTTGATTGTCTCCCACATATCGGGGATACACTCTTCGATCGTATGTCCTGTTTGGGCTGCAAGTTTAATGTCATTGCCAGGTGGCCTATATGGAAATACATTCATGTAGAAACAAGATTCGGGAGCTATACCTGCAGTACGTAGCATAGACCTCGTTTCTTGACCAGTAGGACCTACGAAAGGTTTACCCTCCTCCTCTTCATGCTTACCCGGAGCCTCGCCACAGACGATAAGCTGAGCAGAGGAGGAGCCATAGCCCGGGACGTATTTAGCTCCGCTCATTTCTTTCCTCCTCCCCTCTTATCTAACTCGATGTGATGATTCATACACAAGAGTACATAGTTGGATGGATTACGCTTAACATCATAGTATCTTCGAGATAGTCCTCGACTTGATCCACTCATGTTAGTTGGTTTACCAGGAAGATGGCAGAACTCTAGACGGTTCTTATCGTATCCTTCAGTTCCACACCAGATACAATGTCCTCCCCAGGCTTGTCTCGGGTCCTCCATCTTCCCTGCCCAGGAAGCTGTCACGACTTCATCGCTTTCTTTATTTTTTGTATAGCTTTCTCGATATCTGGATGTCTAGGAACTGAGTTAAGCCATTCCAAGGCATCGTTCAGATCCGCTAGATCCTCTCTTGTCAACTTATCCTCTTGAATCTTGACTCCTCCTAGAACCTTTAGAGCTCTATAGATATCCCGCTTATAATCCTCTCTTCCATCGATATCGTCGATCCACTGATTAGTTCCTACTGCACGACGAGCAGCGGCTATAAGGAGATCATCAGCGAAGCTGTAATCAGGAAGATCCTCGATCAGCTTCTCAACGCCTCGTTGGATTTGCTCAGGTGTGGCTTTCATTTCTTCGCCAGCCTTTCCTTGATACTGATATATCTCTCATGATCCCTCTCGATACCGATGTATCTCCTCCCCGTCTGAGCACAGGCTTCGAGGTGGGCACCACTGCCAGAGAACGGATCGATGATGAGTGATCCCTCATGGGAGCAATCCTCGAGGAGATTGACGATCAGGCCTACGGGCTTCTCGTTAGGATGAACAAGTTTAACTGGAGGAACCGGAGCGAAGGCCTTGATCGAGCTCTGAGTCACTGATTCGACGAGAGCCGGAGAACCCTTAACCGCTAGGACTATCAGCTCGAAGTCCCGTGAATATTCCCAGGCCCTCGATCCCTTGGAGAAGGTTACACCATGGAGGTAAGCTTCCTTTGATTCTTCTCTTAGACGAAGCTCCTTCTTAATCCAGATCAGCGGCGTCTTCGACACAGAGAAACCGTACTCCGGCAGTCGACGCTGGTAGGAGTAGAAGTCGTCAAAGCCGACGAAGAGATAAAGGAAGGAGTCGGTTTTCATTACTCTGTACAACTCTTTGAAAACCGGCAATGTCTCGTCGTCACGAGTTAACTTCGCGTCGATATATTTAAGCCACGGAGGATCGGTAATGCAGGCGTTAAAAGTATGCTGGTCGAACCTCTTAAGGATCTCCGCAGCCGGACCATTGTAGACTTGATTAACTGCAAACTCAACCGGAGCCGACGCATAGGCCTCAGCTTCGATTCTCTTCGTTGCACTTCGTACAAGACGTACAGCTGTATCTCGGTCGCTAATCTTTCGAAGAGTTGGATCTTTCGCTACTGCTCGTGCCACCATGACTGCTTCAGAAATAAAGCCGAGGGACATTTTTAGTTCTTCGGCCGTATCCCTCATTGACCATCCAGGATTTTCTCTCTTCGCCTTTCCCTTAATTCCTGGACTTATTCCATGTTGAGCCTGCCGGGTCTCATGCCAGTCGGCCACGAGTGTAGCTATCTCATACCAGGGAAGATTCGTTCTCCTTAAATTCTCCTCGATGGTCACTAACTTCATCTCAGTTTCATCTCCTGAGACGACACGACATGGAATGTTTATGACTGCAAGGAGTTGAAGGGCCTTGAATCTCTTCTTTCCTGCCTTGACAACGAATCGGGTTTCCACCCCGTTCAGAGCCTGAACAGTAATCGGATTCATCAATCCATTCGTCTTGATGGATTCAGACAGTTCCGTAATGAAATCATCTACCGGAACGTCCTCGCAATTAAGAAGCTGGATGGGTATATGTATTGTCTCTAGTTCCTTCATGCTAGTTTATTTCCATGTCTAAAGGGGCGGAGTTCATTGAATCTCATCTTAGCTTCTAACGCGCTGACGATATCAATATCGTTTGCCTCACAGAAGTCGAAGATGCGAATGATCACATCTGCAAGCTCGATTGGAATGCCCTCCGGTTTTGCAAGTCTGTTAGTTGGGTCATGAGTAAAATAGACCTCATTCAAACCACGATGATTACGAAACTCCTCAAGAGCCTCACTAATCTCTGAAACAACGAGTAGCATCTTTTCAGAGAACATAGCAGGATTGTAGGAAGGAACCCTTGCATCCCATCCGAGCCGCTTACAGTTAGCTCGAATAGCCTTCATCGTCTCTTCTATATCCATTATTTCTTTATCCAAGGTAGTTCATCAACCACAAATCCTGCCGCGTTCTTGTGACCACCGCCGCCATACTTCTTAGCGACCTCGCTAACGTCGAAGTCTCCTCGAGACCTCATGCCGAACTGCCACTTACCATCACCTCGCAGGAAGAAGTAGGCGGAGAGGGGCCAGTCTTTCACCTTCATCATGAGATCGAGGTGATCGGAACAGTTCTGATAGGAAACATTGATGATCCAGAAAGCATAACCACCAAGTTCATGCATGCTTGCATGCTCGATGGACTTGTGGCCATAGTTTTCGATGTACTTGAGGATGGACCGTCCGTAGACTGCAACGTCTTCAGCGCCCTCTTGAGATAGCTCTTCCCAAAATTCTAGGTTCATGGGAATGGAAGCGATGTAAGCCATCTGAGCTTTGGTCAGAGGCAGAGAGAACTTCCAGAGATCACGATCCTCGACACAGTTGACTAGCCAAGGACGAGGCTTACCGAGGAAGAACCAATCCCAAGCAATACCCGCGCCGCTCCGATCCATATCGAAGACAGCATGGGGAAAGTACTTAAGATCCTCGGCTGCTGTCTTGTGATGATCGAGGACGATGAGGGATTCAGCATCAGCGAGCATCTTATCCAGAATGGTTCGAGGATAGGAGAAGTCAACGATAACAACCTTCTTATTCTTTACATTAGGAGGAAGGTCTCCATAGGTTGCAGGAGTCAGTTGAATATCTCTTTCTCCTTTATCCCTCAAATACTTATTAACGATCCATGCTCCAGTCACTCCGTCAAAGCAATCCTTGTGATAGATAATAACATTCTCGCTCATATCATCTCCATTTTTTCTCGATCCACGATAAAAATCTAGATAGCCTGGCATGGATTTATCAATTTGATCCATCTGACTCTGGGTTAACCAGATAAGTGGATGATCCACCTTATCATCTCAAAACGCCCCGATATCAGGGTTCGGGGCTACACCCAGAGAGCTAGCTATCCAGGGGCCTTCTCGTCCCCATCATCCGAATCGTCGTCATCGTCATCGTCGTCGTCGTCATCATCCTCCTCATCCGACTCTTCCTTCTCTTCCTTCTTCTCGACTTCCTCTTCCTTCTCGAGATCGTCGACGGTTGGTTCCTTCACGGGTTCGTCAGCGCTCATCTTATACATCTATTTGTCTCCTAGAGAACTGTTTAGAAGGTGGTGGGGGCTATAGCTGGTAGGCTTTAGTATCCCTCTTAGGCGTCAACAAGCTTGGCAACATCTGACCATAACCTTCGCCTTGTGGAGAGCCCCACCATACGAACTACGCCACGATCTGCTGACGCTTACGGAACCGCGACACGTTGTTCTGCATGTTGCCCTTGTTGTCCTTACGCTGCTCGATGAACGCGTCGATGTGCTTGCCCTTCGTGGACTCGAACTCGAACACGCCACCCTTGGCTTCGAGGTCGATGCCATTTGCGGCGGCAAAGTCCTTGATGAAGCCGGGCGCCTTCTCGTTGAAGTACCGCAACACGGGGACACCCTTGTACTTGCCATCCTCGATGACAAGCTCGACGATGACGTTCTGCGAACCGTCAGTCTCGGCCGCATCCTCACGGATATCCTTGACGAGCACAGGATACCATTCTGCCTCCTCCATGAGCGTTCCACGGAGCAGGTCTTCGGCCGAGTATCTCATCTTGATTGACATATTGACTTCCTTTTCATTTTGCGTGGTTGGTTAGCACGTATTCTCTTTTGGATCGTCGGCGTTCAGTAGTCCGAGTCTCCAGGGAGAGAACACGTAAGAGACCTCTCCTTACGGGAGTTCTTTTGGATTATTTATTTCGTGCTCTATAAAGACGTGTTTCGTATGATTATTACAGATTTCACAGTGCAGAAAAGGTTCATCGAATTTATCTTTTACGACCGATGCTCCCCAAATTCTTCTCGTCTTACAAACTGTACATGCCCATATCTGACGTATTATGGAACCCATTTTACTTCTCCAATAGTCTATCAGCTTGATCAGGCGAGTTCTTCCTAACCTCTTCCATGATCCGCTCATAGAGACCCAGATCACCGGGCTTCATGGTCCAGTCAATTGTTGTAGGTATTGAAAGAGCAGTACGACACTCCTCATAAAACTCGTTGGCGCAGGTATAAACCTTAAACTCCGGAGGATTGCCGATAAGTCCTGCTACCTCTGGCATGAAGAGGTAAATCTCGTCGAAGAAGATAGGAACCTTTGGTGCAACCTTTCTTCCCTGAGTGACTACGCTTCGCTCGACTCGATCCTCCTGAACTGACTTACCTCCCACCTTCACCATTACCTTGTACTGAACTGTAACGAGATGGGCAGTAAGGATAAAGTGGCGAGGGAAGGAGCGAAGCTCATCCAAGACTGCGGATACACCTCTCTGTTCTGCCTTATAGTCTTGAATCTCGGGCATATTAAGCACGCCCTTCTTCATCTTGTCGGACTTACTCTCCTTTGCTATAGAGAGACCGATGGAATAATCGATGGTCATATCCGCGAGCATGGTTAGACCATCCATCACGACACCCCAATATCTGTCTGGGTTATCGTTTAGCCATCCACACTTATCCCATAGCTTCTCAAATGCACTAGGACCATAAGAGTCGAAGTCAATCTTATCCACAAGGTCGGGGAAGAACTTGAGGATCGGACGGATTCTGCCATCATTGTCGAAGATATAAATCTTCTCACCGGGAGGAGCTAGTCGTGCAAGCGAAGCCGCACCTACCGTCTTACCTCCTCCAGAACGGCCGACATGCATGGCCTTGAATCGCTCTGCGGGTTTGACTACGCTAAGAGATGGCATCTAGTTTTTTCCCTTCCCCTCAAGGATAAAATAATCCTGTGGTCTAAAGTATTTGAACTTTTGATTCTCAATCCACTCTTCTGCTTCTTTTCTAGTGGGAAAAGCAGAGATAAACTCTATCCTCCCCTCATCTTCCATTACGACTGGATGTCTCATGACGGCAAACATCTAGTTCTCCTTAAAGGCAATAATGCGCTTGACCTTACGAGCGGAATAGAAAGATAGAGTTCCTCGTGTCACTTCCATCCAGATATAGTTGAGTCCATTATTAGTCCAGATAGGAAAGTAGATGCATGTATCCGTATTAGGAAAGGAGGGTCTTAAAAGGTTAACTCTTATCATCATTGCCTCCACGAACTATGACATGAGCTAGAGAAAGGATACAAAGTGCTATGAGCATCAAGAAGGTTGCTTCCCACGGTTTACCCATTACAGCAGGAATTACGCAAAAAGCTGTAGGATCTACAGCCATTATCGTGAGTATAAAAACCTGACGCTCCCTCATTTCTCTATCTAAGATCAATCGAACGAGCAACAAACTTGATTAGTTCAAGGTTTGTCATATCGTTGATGTACTTCTCGACTGCTATCTGTCGTTCTTGAGCATCCATGATTTGTGGAAGCTCTGCAAGAGCCCGCTCGAATACCAAATCGTCTAGGTCTCTCATCATCTATCTCCTATCATAGATCGAGCGGATACGACGACGCTTGATGAAGTTCTCGTTGAGGAACCTCTCGCGATTATCTGGGCTCTGCATACATACGTCCGTAAAGGTACAACCTCCATAGTTCCCACACTTCGTAAAGTCGGGAGGAAAGTTCTCCGCCTTGATACAGGCATCTACGAACTGGGCCCGATACGCACTCCAGCCAAGCCACCAGTCGATGACACCTTGAGGATAGGGGAAGAAGTCTCTCGTAAACTTCTTATCTGAGGGGAGGGTTTTCTGGAAGCCGATGTTGTTACGCATGGCTCGACGAGTGCCTGAAGCCCAAGCATAGGCTAGGAACTGATTGGATAGAGGAATAGCCTCCTGGTTACGAGATCGTGTCTTATGATCTGTCCAGGTACGATATCCTTGATTGTTCTCAAAGATGATATCGGGTATCATCTCGATAAGGATAATAAGACCCTCCTCTTCGTCGGAGTCTTCTCTCTTGTAGAGTTCAAGGACTAGAGGCTGCTCCACTGCTACTGGCCGCTCTGGATCAGGCTTTCCTTCCCAGTATTCACAGTATTCTCTAAAGGTAGGGATTACTTCGTCTTCGGATACTTCGATCTCGAGATCCATGCCAATAACCTTCTCGCGTCCGAGGTCAATAGCATGCTCGATCATGATAGCATGGGGAGGTCTTGTCTCCACCGACAGCATCTTCATCTTATAATAGGCTTCGAGCATCGTGTGGATAAGATCGCCTTTATCAAGGTAGTCCTTCTTCCGCTCAGGGGCAGCCTCGACGAGCTTGTCGTAGAGGTAGTATGTCATGCATGCGGAATTGTTGAGGGAGTTAGGGGAGGTAAGTAGTGTTTTCATGATAACCTTTACAGCTACAAGGACCTTCGGAATCTGTATAGATACATCCAGATGCTTGATGAAGCTCTAAGGAATGTCCACAGTGAGAACATCCATTAGTTTTCCTTCCTCTTGGAAAAGATCCAGGTTCTATATAGTATTTGTCTGATATGTTTTGAGGTGGTTTATGACTTTCCTCCTCATTATACCACTTCACGAATTCCTCTGCCGACCCCTCATCGTTCGTACAAAAGACCGCTTTACCGTCTTGGTCAATAACTTGATATATGAGTATGCAACTTCGCTTGATATGAAGTGGAGCAACATGCTCATCTTCTCGGAGAAGACCAAAATGCTTAAGAAGCTCAATTACCCTTCGCACTCTTCTCCTCCTCCTTATTTCTTATCTCAGATGCTACAGTCCACATGGAGAGAATGTTCTCTAGGTGTTGGCCTATAGATAGACCTAATCCAATACTCATACGGGCTGAGATGAAGTCGATAGCAGCTCGAGAGTATACACTGGGTGGTTCATGCGCCAGGAGATCGGTGATCTTGTTTACTTCTTGTAGAAGAGTATCTACAACGATAACAGGATGTAATGCAGCAAGTGGATTGGACTTGGGGATAGTGGAGGATGAACCACATGAGATACATCGACCGTGATCATTGATCTCTACTTCTTTGTTACAGTCTATACAGATGCCTTTCATTTCTTATCCTTTAGTCTATACCCGGAATTGACCTGGCGTGGTGTCGCGCAGGGCGGCGATGACCGCGTGGACCTTTTCTTGATAGTCGATGTTTCGAGCCAGCGCCGCGTTCACTCGCAGCAGCGTTGCCTCGGCTTGCTTGCGGTACTGACTCGCGCGTCCCACCACCGCGATCATGCGGGCCACCTCAGCCTCGGATTGCTTCAGCGCCGCCTCAGCCCTCTGTTTCTCCCAGAGCAAACTCAAGTTATCGGCTCCAAGCTGCCGAATCTGCTTGTCGGCCCTGATGAACGCCTCTTCACATGCGACGTGCGCTGCCTCGGCCTTCACGGCGCGGTGCCTGAGTCCGGGGCACGCGTAGCAACCCTGCTTCTCGGCCTCGAACTTTAGCCGCCCCACCTCGGCCTTGAGCATGGCGTCAGTACAATCAGGATGCCATTCTCCATGAGCCCGACAAATCTTGCCATCTCCATAGGCGCGAAGATTATGTCGCAGCCGCTCCACCTTAGCTTCCAAGTACCGAGTGCGAGGAGTAGTATCACCGTGTCGAGACGCAGCCAACTCGGCCCGCAGCGTGGCGCACTCGGCCTCGGCCTTGTCGGCGCGCTCCTCGTTGTCCGAACAGCAGGACGCCCGCTTGATCTCCTCACGCTCCCACTGCTTGACCTGAGCCAGCACGGCCCTGATCGCTTTGGCAACCTTACTGAAGCCGAAGTTGCGGGCATTCTCGAAGTCGTTGCAGAACTGCTCCAGCACTTCCTGCGACGTCTCACTCACTTGGCCCTCCAGTCTGCGTGTCCGCGCTTCCTACGGCTGCGCCGAGCGTTCCGAGCCCGCCGCTTGCGTTCACGCTGGGCCACGCGCCTCATTCCCTCGGCGCTAAACAGTGGAACGGCCTGCAGCGTCTCGCTCATAGCTTCTCCTTCATACAGGTAAAGAATCCAGGTTCGCCAAGACTGGGAGGAGCGTAGTGTGCACCCAGCTTTTTGCAGTTGGGGCAGATGATCTGTGGAGCGTGTTTATCGTATAGCTGTCGAGCATGTCCACGAGCCTTGTCTCTATCCTTGCGGGCGCTCACTTCGCCTTCTCCGGAGGAGCCGGGTACTGACGCTCTAGCACCCACACAATGCGCTGTAGACTCCGCGCCTGCCACTCCTCGGCCAGAGCGATCCGATCCTGATCCTTCCGGATGCTCCCGAGGTTCGTGACAAGCACTGCAATGCTGGTGCGGATCTGCTTGAGCGCTTCATAGTCGAACGAGTCCCAGCTGGCCATTGTGGGGATGGCCGACAATGTGAGGCCAAGGACGAAACCGGCAATGAACTTCTTCATGGCTTCCCTCCGTCGAGGATACGGCGGACTTCAGTCAATGCATCCTTCCATCCCATTGAGTACAGTCCCTGTGGTCCTATCGACCCGAGCGCCAGCACCGCCTCGACGCGGGAGACAATCTCCCCGTCAGCCATGAGACGATTCCCTTCCTTCGACGCCCTGTAGGCCAGCAGCTCCTTCGCAGTCGGCGCCGTGCATGTTAGACACGATGTCGTTCCGATGATAACAGGTTTATTGTTATCCATACAACGACACTGAGATTCGACATGTTTACCACAAGAGTACATGATCTTACAATGACCTGGATCCATTCTCTATTCCTTAGCCTCTCTCTGCTTATCTCTACACTCTCCACAGAGACGGAAGTAAAGATAGAGACAGTGATCCCGTAAGCAAGAGAACTTCCTCTCGCACGCAGGGCACTCGTGAGCGTGGGTAGGAAAATTCATCTAACCCTCGTATAGAGTGATACGCCCCTTGGAGTCTACGTGGAAAGGAAGGTTGTGAACGTGGTGCTTGAGCTTGTAGACTCCCCAACAGGGAGCGGGGGAGACTATCATACCACTCTCACTAAAATAGACTCGAGACTGATGTACTCCAGTCTCAATCATCTTTCGGATACGACCCTTAATCTTGTCTGTCAATGACATGACGTTCTCCTTATCGATAGATCGATCCAGCCACACTACCGATCCGACGGTGGGTATTCGCACGCCGTGCCGCCTGCTTCGCTGCCCAGCCACGACCCTGTCTTGGACCACCGCGACGCATCATCTCTCGCTGCACTCGCTGGGCTCGTCGTCGAAGCCGTCGATGTCTGTTGTTTCCCTTGACCATTGTCCTCTCCTACTTAATGTCGTTGATCACAGATTCCTTCATACGATTCATCGCATCGTCCGTCTTCGCCGCCTCGACGTCCGCCCGCCAGTCGAACGCGATATCCTCGACCATGATCTTTACGATCTTGAGAGAGTCGGGATTGTCGAAACTCATAAGGTCCTTCTGGGCTTGTGAAAGTTCCTTGGTTGAGCTTCCATAGTCTACGATGTCTCCAAGGATATCATAGACCTCGGATAGCTCGACGTTTACTACCGCGTACATCTCTACTTTCTCCACGTTAGTCTCCTTGAAGGTCCAATGGATTCTATCACCATACAATCTGTCAGCTCACTTCCCGATATTTCGGAAAGGGTGGCGTCGTGCCTGCAGCAGACTTGACGACTGTGCTTCCGCACCCGTCTGCAAGATGACAACCTGCTCCCTGTGTTCCGGCAGCTTCACCGTCGGGACTAGCGCGGGAGTGATAGAATCCATAAGACCTTCAAACCTCCAAGTTCCTGTTCAGACTATGAACGGCAACGGCAAGATACAGTCAAGGACCTCGTGCCATTGTTCTTTCTCCATTTGACCTCAGCGTAGTTCTGAGGGAGAGCCAGTCTAATAATTACAATCTGGCTGTGTTTGTTCTCTGTCTTTCTAATCCATTTTCCTTCTCCTTTCTTAATTTATTTATCTAGTTTCGGTGGTTTCGCTTGGCCTCAGCTGCTCCATTCAGGGTGTCTTGCTACAGAGCCGGATTCTCAGTCCTTGCTCTGCCTAGCCATTCAATTATATTTCCATCACGTACAACTATACGTCTCATATCAGCTTACCTAGTTACGCATATCTCGAAGCTCCAAGCGGATTCCTTGTTGATACAAATCGAGGTGAGGAATCCGTGTACACCTCCTGCGTCAGCAACGCAGCTTCTCGAAACTCATGTGAGTTGGAGAGGCTCTGAAGAATCAATCGAGCCTCTTTACCCGAGTAGTCACTATAAGCTCCTCCCAGGTGTGCCGACGTCCAATACTTCGGCAAGTTCTCCAAGAAGAGGGCTAGTGAACGTGCCCCCTTAAGCCTTGGAAATACTTGCTTGTTTGCTACTGTATCAGACATACGATCTGCAGAAAGTAGGATACAGTCTATGTGCATGGCTCTAGCAATGGAGCCTACGAATCCAGTATCGAGGAGAATATGCTCTCTACTATTGTAGACAGCAAATTTCGGATGATGGCAGGTCTGGCGAGAGCAGGATGGATCGAAGATAGTCGGGTAGTTCTCGCGTCTCGCCAAGACTTCAAAGACCCAAACGTCACGGCCCATGAGGAGGATCTTTTTCCCGTTTGCTGCGCTCTTGGCCGATCTCCAAGCGTTCTTGATGACGGCCATCTGTTCTGGCTTGATCTGCCGTTGTCCTCCAGTGTATATGAAGGTAGACTCACCGATAACGAGATGTGGAGTGACAAACGTATCGATGTGCTCTCGGAGCCAGCTCATGGAAGCCTCTCGAATTGACCTACCCAAGCATATCGTGTGCCTCTGTAGTCTCTCATCGTTACGACTGCCCCGACTCTACGACCGATGAGAGTCTGCGTGTTGACCATATAGTTCTTTGGTACACGACATCTCGCAGCATGAAGTAGGTCGAAGAAAGGATATGGGTAGTTGATGGAGAACCAACGAATGACCTCGTGGCCGTTACGCTTCTTGAAGGTTACTCCACAGATGGGACCTGCACCTAGAGGTGATTCATGGACTGTGACATTGACGACTTTCAGGACTATCACGATACCCTCCATTTCGCCCGACCCTCTGTCGCGAGCTTCTCGATCAGATCCTTCATGAACTCACTCTCCGTATACTCTGACCACTTACCCTTGACAGTATCGAGGTAAGTCCTCTTCTTCTCAACGAGCTCAGCCTGATACTCGTCAAAGCTTCCTAGAGCTACGGGAATGAGAATGATGACTTTACTAGCAGTACTCCCCGGCCGCGGAAATCGTGCCTCTGCCTGAGCCTCGTTAGGTGGATTCCACTGACGTTCGCCAAGTATAGCGTCTTGGCAGAACTGGAAGTTCTTACCTTCACCTGCGGCTAGAGTGCTTGCGACAAGGACACGGCATAGAGGATTGTCTCGGAACTCCCGCTCTATACGAGAACTCTCCTCCCCACTTATCCCACCCAATAGTCTCGCGCAAGGCTCGAAACCACTTTCTTTAAGGATCGCATCCAGCCTCGTTTGAATAACCGTACCCACGTCGATGTGATGAATGAAGATAACGATCTTAGGCTTGGCTCTGACTTTGACTTGTTTGTCACCGTTGCCATCCTCAAAGGCTAGAAGATCCTTCTCTTCATCGTGATCCGCGAGCCAGTCCTCTACATAGTCAATGATAGGATCGACCTTCGCAAATCCTACCATGTGGTACATCTTCATGAGGGACTGGCCTAGAGCTCTCTGCTTGTCCCAAGCATTCTCTTCCCCATCGTGGATATCGAGGAAATTACCCATTTCTTTAT